ATGCACGATGAGATTACCATCGGTGCCCGTCTCAGGGCCCTACGTCGCTGGCGCGGACTCACCCTGGACGAACTCGGCGGACTCGCGGGACTCGACAAGAGCTTTCTGTCCCGTGCCGAACGCGGGCAGAGGAGCCTGGACCGCCGGTCCCACATCGCCGCCCTCGCCACTGCGCTCCAGGTGTCGGAGCATGAGCTAGTCGGCGGACCGCACCTCACCTCCGACCCGCTCCAGTCCGAGCCGCACCGGTACATCCCGCCGCTGAGGGTCGCACTGGAGACCAACGGCTACCACTCCGAGCCGGTCGTCGAGCGCGCCCGCCCGCTGCCCGACCTCGCCGCGCTGATGGCGGGCAAGGTGGAGACCGAGCGTCGCCGCTACAACTACCTGGAGGTCGGCAAATACCTGCCGGACCTCATCGACGAGCTGCACTGGCACGCCCACTCCCCCGCCGACGAGGCCGCGCACCGGCTCGCCCTGGCGACGCTGGTCGAGGCGTACATGTGCGCGGCCGGGATGGCGCGCTCGCTCCAGCACCCCGACCTCGGGCACATCGCCGCGATGCGTGCCGACGAGACGGCCGTGCTCCTGGACGACCCGATCGCGCGCGGCAAGGCCGGGTTCGCGCTGCTCCGCCCGAACGCCAGCAACTGGCCTCGCATCCAATCGCTGACCGAGCGCGCCGTGGACCGGCTCGACCCGCACATCCGCGACGACCGGGACGTTCCCGTGCTCGGGATGCTGACGCTGTCCGCAGCGCTCGCGTCCGCTGCGAGCCGCGACCACGCGGCGGCCGACCACTGGCTGGAGGTCGCGGCCGACCTCGCCACCCGCGTTCCGGACGACCTGGACGGCAACTGGCAGGCGTTCAGCGCGACCAACGTCGCGATCTGGTACGTCACCGTGGGCGTCGAGGCGGGCAAGGCGGGCAGCGAGGTCACCGGGCTCGCGGCCAAGGTGGACGAGGCGAAGCTCGACGCGCACCTCGGCCGCAAGACCTGCTTCCTCGCCGACGTGGGCCGGGGCGTGGCCCGCGACCCGAAGCGGCGGGACGAGGCGATCGGATGGCTGCGGCGCTCGGAGCAGGTCGCGCCGCAGAGGTTCCGCAACGACAGCAAAGTCCGGGAGACCATCGGGGTCATGCTGGAGCAGGCGCGCATCGCCTCCCAGGGCCGTGAGCTGCGCGGAATGGCCGCGCGGATGGGCGTCCCACACTGATCGCATAGCCGTCGGTTGCCGCTTGTTGGCGGCGAGTTGCCACCTGGCAACTCCGTGGCGCACGTCACACCTACCGTCGGGGCATGGAAGAGACCGACCCCAAGGCAGCTCTGCTGGAGCTGGCGACGGAACTCATCTCCTACGGCTGGTACGCCGACCTCCGCAGCGACGTCCACGGTGACGTCCTGCGCGTGGCCAACCCGAACGTGTCCCAGCTCAACGACCGCGTCATCGTCCGCGAGGGCGCGTTCCGCTGGCCGTGGGGCAACGCGATCGGCGGGCTCGACGACGTCGAGGCCGTCGCGGCGCGGATCCGGCACGTGCTGCGCGAGGTCGGGTCCGCATGAGCGTGGGGGTGGACGGGCGCGGCGCGGTCCCGGCCGCCCTCACATCACGCCGCGCGGCCCGTGCCAGGGAAAGCACGGCCGCGCGGTCCGGATCGGTGCGGGTTGACCGCCGCACCGAGGGGGGAAGTGGCGGCCCGCTCCCCGCCTTGGCGGGCCGCCACGCCACCCACCAGGAGGTGGGCCATGGCCGAGGATGAGCTTCCGCCCAGGTTCCGGCCCGAGAACATGTCGCGGGACCGTCGCCTCGCCCTCCAGCTCGCGGCCTACCGTCGGCTGATGGACGAGATCGTGCCCGAGTCCCAGTACTGGCTGCTCAACCGGCGCGAGAACCCCGAGAACATCCGCGTCTACGGCAGCATCGTCGAGCGCGCGGCGGCGCGCACCCGCGCGGAACAGCAGATGGCCAAAGCCCAGTCGGCCGAGGCGGCCAGGCGCGCCAAGGGCACGGCCTGACGATCACCGCTCAGACACCCGCGACCCGCAGGAATCATCCGCACTGACTGCGGGTCGCGGGCAACTACCCGACCCCACTGGACACGGCCATGAGGAACCTCAACCCCGTCTCCGCCGTCCGCAGGAGGCTGGCCCGGCGCATCAGGCAGGGCAGCCCGGCACCAGCCGCACGCCAGCAGCAGAGCAGCGGCTACGTCCGGCTCGGCGGTGGCCTGTCGCTGGCCGCGCTCGCCGCGATCACCGCCGTCATCTCCTATCAGCACGGGCTGGACGTCACCCACCGGACCGGCAGCCACGGCTGGGTGGCCTACCTGGTGCCGCTGGTGGCCGACCTCATGATTTTCGGGTCGTCGCTGGCCCTCCTGGACGCCGCGCAGCACGGCATGCGCAGGCCACGCCTCGCGGTCACGTCGCTGGCCTTCGGGATCTTGTCCACGGTGGCCATGAACGTGGCATCCGGCTGGCACGTCGGGCGCGGAAGCGCGCTGGTCAGCGCACTGGCACCGGTGGCACTGGTGCTGTCCTACGAGACGCTGATGGGCATGGTCCGCCGGGCCCGCGAAGGCGGCCCCGCTCCGGCCGACGATGGCAGCAGCGAGCCAGTGGCACGCTGCCCGCACGGGGTGGCGTCCACCGGCGAGGACGCGGCGCTGACGGCGTTCCTGCACCAGCGCGACTGCTCGGAGGAGAGGCCGTCCATCAGGCAGGTGGCCCAGGCGTTCGCGGTGAACCGGAACCGGCTGTCGGAGATGGTCCGCGAACACGGCGAGCGCGGCGCACAGGAACCTGACGGCGAGCCGGGCGTTCCGCCCGAGATCAACGGGCGTGTGCCAGTCATGGCCGGTCGGGACGCGTCGTGAGCCAGCTCAAGAACTCGCGAGATCCTCCGCCTGCCGCACCGCGCAACCCGTCCCGTCCCTGATCCCGGGGGCGGGATACACCCATGGGAGAACCTATGCACACCCAGAGCAGCTACCCCATCCGGCCGCCCAACAGCACGGCGGCCGAGCCCCGGCAGCAGCCGCAGCAGTACCCGACCGCGCAGTTCCCCGCCCAGGACAGCGGCCGGACGCTCATCCTGATCATCGCCGTGTTCGCGGTGGTGATGGCGTGGAAGCGCCACAAGACGACGCGCGTCCCGATCGTCGCCGCGCTGATCGTCGGGCTGATCCTGGCCGGAAGCGTGTTCGGGCCGACCGCGCTCCAGACCATCAGCAACACCGGCGGCCAGGTGCAGAACGCGGTCAACGGCATCCAGGGGCCCGGCTACAGCAACAACCCCAACACCGGCAACGGGAACGGCGGCGGGGGCACTCCGTAGGGCCGAAACGGGGCGGGCGCACGTCCGTGACCCTGTTCCGGCCCTGTTCCCGCCCCCTTCCCGGAGCCGTTCTCAGGCCCTTCCCGGCCTGTTCCCAGGCCCTTCCCACCCCTGTTCCCGCTCACGAAACCGCAGGCCAGGAGATGGACACCACTACCCGCACCGAGAACCGCGCCGAATGGCGCGCCCGGCTGAGGATTTGGGACCGCCTGCCCGCCGGCCGAACGGGCGAAGCGCGCGCCCGTCTCGGACGCGGCTACCAGCGCGCGACCGCGCAGCTCCCCGAGTGGCTCCAGGCGTCCGACCTGGACGAGGCGGAGCTGACCCGCCGCGCCAAAGACCGGCTCATCGACCGGTCCCGGCAGCGCCGCGACGCGCACATCGAGGCCGAGCGGCAGCGCCGCGCCGACTACGGGCACGGCTACCGGCCCGACCCGCCGCCTCCGGTCGAGACCAACCCGACCCCGACGAGCGGGGAGGTCGCCTCCGAGCGGCGGCGAGCGCGGATGGCGCGGTGGGGCTGCCTGGTGCTCGGGTCGCTGCTGCTGCCGCAGGTCGCGGTCCAGGTTCCGCTGCTGCTGCTGGTGCTGCCGGTGGCGGTGGCCGCCTACCTGTGGTGGACCGGCGCGGAGCAGCCGGAGCCGCCCGCGACCGCGGCGACCGCCGACCTGCCGCCGGGGCCGCCCGCCGTCCGGGCGCCGAAGACCGGCACGGCGCTGGACCTGCTGCACGCCGGGGCGGCCAGCCGCGACGACGGCACCGACGCCGAACGCACCAGCGGCATCCTGGACAAGGTGCTGGCCGAGCACAAGGTGGACGCCCGCGTCACCGGGCACGTGCGCGGCCCGACCATCACCCGGTACCTGCTCACCCTCGGGCCGGGCGTGCGCGGCAGCAAGGTCGCGGCGCTGGCCGACGACATCGGGCGGGCGATGGAGTGCGAGCATCCGCCGTGGGTCGGTGCGGCGCGCGGCGATGACCGGCTCGCGGTGGAGCTGCCGAACCGGGTGCGGGACATGGTGATGGTCGGGGACGTCCTGCGGGGCCTGGACTTGGCGGGCGCGGGTCCGCTGACGGTGGCGCTGGGCCGGGACGTGGACGGGACGCCGGTGGGCTGCGACCTGACGGCGATGCCGCACCTGATGGTCGGCGGCGCGACCGGCAGCGGGAAGTCGGTGTTCCTGAACTCGTTGATCTGCGGGCCGCTGGTGCGCGGGATCCCGCCGGAAGTACTGCGGATGATCCTCATCGACCCCAAGCGGGTGGAGCTGGCCGCCTACCGACCTATCCCGCACCTGCTCCGCCCGATCATCACCGAGGCCGCCGACGCGGTGGAGGCGCTGGCGTGGCTGGCGCGCGAGGGCGGCGAGATGGACCGCCGCTATGAGGTACTTGCCGCCAACGGCTGCAAGCACATCGACGGCTACAACACCAAGGTCAGGAACGGCACGGTGCGGACCCTGCACGGCCAGGCCGCGCAGCTCATGCCGTATCTCCTGGTCGTGCTGGACGAACTCGCCGACCTGATCATCATCGCCCGCGAAGACGTCGAGACGCACGTGGTGCGGATCATGCAGCTCGCCCGCGCCGCCGGGATCCACCTGGTGGTGGCGACCCAGCGCCCGTCCGTGGACGTGGTCACCGGGCTCATCAAGGCGAACATGCCGTCCCGGCTGGCATTCGCGACGTCCTCGCTGGCCGACTCCCGCGTCATCCTCGACCAGGGCGGCGCGGAGAAGCTGATCGGCGCGGGCGACGCCCTGTACCGGCCGATGGGCGCGGGCAGCGCACGCAGACTCCAGGCAGCGATGATCACCGATGAGGAGATCGCCGCCGTCGTCGCCCGCGCGACCGGCACAACCACCGAGGCTCCGCCCGCCGACCCGCCCGGACCCGACCCCGCGCCCGCCGGCCCCGCCGACGAGCTGCTGGCCACGGCCGCGCGACTGGTCGTCGAAGCGCGCGCCGCCTCGACGTCGATGCTGCGCCGCGAGCTGCGGATCCGGCACGGCCGCGCCGCCGCGCTCATGTCCGCCCTCCAGGCCGCCGGGGTCGTCGGGCCCGCCGACGGCACCGCGCCCCGCGCCGTCCTGGCCACCCGCGCCGACCTGCCCGTGATCCTCGCCCGACTGGAGACCCGATGAGCGACACCGACCTGGACCCGTCCCGCATCCCCGAGCTGCTGGAAGCCTGCGACGAGCTGGGCAGGCACGCCCCGAGCCTGTACTTCGTCCTGTCCGCGCTCGGCTCGGTCGCGTCGATCTGCGAGGACAACGTCCCGGCGATCTGGGAGGAGACCTCCGAGCTGCGCCGGGGCGAGCGCGTCACGGCCATCCACATCATCGGCCTCGGGCACCGGGTGCTCCGCGACGTGCTCGCCGAGATCGAGATGAGCGGCGCGAATTCCGAGGCGATGGGGGCGCTGGAGGAGGCGACGGAGATGTGCGGGGAGCTGTCGGAGCGGCTCGCCGAGGCCGCCGCGTACATGCGCACCGCCCCGGCCCGCTCCTAGGAGGCCCGATGCACCTGATGTGCGCGGCCTGCATCCGCGAGGGCCTGGACCCGGTCGGCGGCTGGAACGGTGCCCGCGTCGCGTTGACCGTCCTCGGCGGTGAGGCGCTGTGCCGCGGGCACCTGCCCGGCCTTGAGTGTCAGCGGCCCGGCATAGCATGTCCGGGTGATGACCCCCGACCCCTTGATCAACCTTGACCGGGCCCGGCGACGTCTGCGCGCGGCCGAGGCGCGGCTGTCCGCGCTCGCCGCCGAGATCGCCGACCCGATGGACCTCACCGAGCGCCAGCAGGCGGCATGGGACGCGGCGTGGTCGGCCCGGCGCGAGGCGCTCTCTGCGATCCGGGAGTGCCTCGGGGAGTGGACGACGGCCGCCTGAGACAGGCAACCACCGCCCGCCAGCGTCCGCCTGGCGGGCGGTCGCGTGTCCGCATCCTGCCGGACGGCCGCCCGGACGCGCGGCGCTGTCTACCGTGGTGGACACCCCTCATCACGGGAGTCCCCATGCAGCACCCCGCCCGCCTCGCTACCGCCCTCGCCGCCGCCGTCGCCTTGGCGGCCTGCCAGAGCCCGGACCGGGCCGCCGACCCCACCATCGCTCCGCCCACGCAGGGCAGCGGCCCCGCGAAGGTGCAGCACAGTGTCGTGTACGAGGTCACCGGGACCGTGAAGACCGCTGACCTCATCTACGCCACACCGTCCGGGACGGAGAAGCTGCCCGGCGCGAAGCTCCCGTGGCGCAAGCAGCTCGCGGGCGGGGCCGGTCAGTTCCTCATGGTGAACGTCTCCAGCTACAGCACGAGCGGCTCGGTCGCCTGCACGATCACGGTGGACGGGAAGGTCGTGAAGCAGGCCGCGTCGTCCAAGGAGGCGGTCGTCGCATTCTGCGACTACGCGACGCCGAGCTAGGCTCGCACGCCCACGCGTCCCGCGAAGGCGCGCAGCCCGGGCAGCGAACCCCGGCGGTCGGCGCGCAGCAGGTCCTGGACCATGCGGCGGACGGGCGGCCGGTGCCGGACCTCATCCGGTGCGATCCGCTCCACGCGTCGCAGCACCCGGTAGCAGGCGTCAGGCTTGCCCCACTGGTGGTAGGCGCGGGCGACGTCCACACCGAGCCGCCCCTCCCGCTCCCGGGTCGGCAGCTTCACGCCGCGCAGGCGCTGCGCGTGCTCGATCGCGGTGCCGTTGTCGCCGAGGACTTGGGCGATGCTGACCTGGTAGAGGGTCACGTTCGAGGGGCCGAACGCCGTCCAGCGGTGGTTGGCGTCCGCTCCGAGGCGCTGCGCCGTGTCGGCGGCCTCGGCGATGTAGTCGCGGGCGGAGTGCCGGTCGCCGTCCACCGCAGCGGTGTAGGCCGCGATCTGGAGCAGGTTCCCGTACATCGACAGGTGCTCATCGCTCGGGTCGCCGGTCGGCTGAAGCTCGTGGGCTGCGGCCAGCAGCAGCCGCTGGGCCTGCGCACGCTGGCCGGTGCGGCGCATGACGACCGCGACCGCACGGCGGGCGTCAGCGAGCGTCAGCGGGTCGCCGCCTGCCGCGGCGGCCTGGACGGCCCGGTCGGCGGTGACTCCGGCGAGCCGGTCGTCGTTGTGCTTGAGCAGCAGAGCGTTCGCCGCGAGGTACACATCGGCGAGAATCGCGTTCGCACGCTCGGTCTGCCCGTGGGGCGCGTGCTCACGCGTGGCCGTGGCGGTCGCGACCAGGGCAGGCAGTGCCTGGGTGAGCGCGTCGTAGTGGGCGGCCTGGAACTGGTCGCGGGCGCGCCGCGCGGCCGTCTCCAGCCGGTCCAAGGAGACGGGCGCGGTACGGGCGGGCTCGTACAGGACCCGGTCGAGGTCGAAACACTGGTCGGCGAGGGCGTTGCGCGGCAGACCCAGGGTGGCGGCTCCGGCCAGGCCGGCGCTCGCGGCCAGCAGTTCGCGTCGTCGCACAGGGTCCTCCTCGGTAGCACCGCGGTCACCGGGCACCACATTAGGCCCCGATGGCGTGCCGAGTCCCTCGTCTGCACCGGCAGATTCTTCCTCGGCCGGGAGGAGCCCGAAAACGGTGGGTGAGACGTTCAGCGCCGTCGCGAATCGCCGGAGAATACCGACATCGGCCAGAGGTGCGAGGTCGCGTTCGAGCCGGGAGAGGCGCGAGGCGGAGTAGCCGCAGCGGCGGCCGAGTTCGGCGAGGGTGAGCCCCTCGGCCTGCCGAAGGATCCGCACGACCCGCCCGTACTGCTGGTGCGCGATCGCCTCGCGGAGAGAGGACGTCGTCCACACCGGATGATGAGGATCCACCACACCACCGCCTACTTGTGGGCGTAAGGCTCCGTGCACCGAACGTAGGTCCGTTCGCAGGTGAGTTCCAGCCCGTTTGCCGAATCCGCAAACGATGTGCGGCCCGCGCACATCCCCCTCCCTACCCGCGCGGATCGGCGGCGTACTGGGAGGCACATCGGCCCGCACCAGCGGGCCGCAGCATCGGTCGAGGAGCAACCATGACCGCTACGGCAAGCCCCACCGCCCCGCTGCCCTTCCCGCTCCAGCGTGAGATCACCGTTCCGGCGGCGCTGGCCCCCGACATCCCCGGCCTGGTCTACGACCACGTCAGGGGCTTCAACACCATCGGCGGCAAGGCGATCGACCCGGTCCGGCTCGGCACCTGGACGACCACCTACAACACCGCGGGCAATGACAACAAGAGCGACGAGGAATCCAAGTGACGTCGGGTCGCACGGTGCTGGTCGTCACGGCCCGCGACGACCACACCTCCGACCTCATCGTCCAGCGGCTCCGCGACCACCATCCGGACGTCGGTGTCGTCCGCATCGACCCCGCCGACGACACCTACCCCCTGGAGATGGCCGTCGAGCTGCACGGTGACCGGTGGGAGGGCACCATCTCCCAGGGCCCCGTCCGCCTCGACCTGTCGCGGGTCGGCGCGGTCCTGTGGCGGTGGGCGTGGGATCCCCAGGGGCATCCAGGCATCGGCGACGAGCTGGCTCGGGCGTGGGCCGCGCAGGAGGACGCCGCGGCGCTCCTGGGGACCCTCAAGGCCCTGCCCGCGTTCTGGGTGAACCATCCGGACGCTGCGGCCAGCGCTGTCCCGAAACCGGTCCAGCTCCGTGTCGCCGTCGCATGCGGGTTCGCCGTCCCGCGGACGCTCGTCACCACATCCGGCTCCGCCGTGGCCGGGTGGGCTCGGCGGCACTCCATCGAGGAGCAGACGCTGAACAAGGCGTGGCATTGCCAGGGCCTCCGTGACGGCGGCATGGTCCCAGCCGAGCGCATAGAGGTCGCCGGACTGCCTGGGGAGTTGCTCGTTGCCTCGATGTTCCAGCACCTCATCCAGGGTGCTCACGTCCGACTCACCGCGGTTCGGGACCAGCTGTTCGCCTGCGAGATCCGCGGGACCACCCGAACCGACTGGCGGCCCGAGCAACAGCAGGCCGAGTTCCTCCCGCTGGAGGTGCCTGTGAGCGTCCGGGCGCACGTCCGGAGCTTCATGATGCGGTTCGGGCTCAACTACGGCGCGTTCGACTTCGTCGCGGCCGAAGGCGGAACGTGGTGGTTCCTGGAGTGCAACCCGACCGGCCAGTACGGATTCGTGGAGCTGAAGACCGGTCAGCCGATCACGGCGGCCCTGGCTGCCGTGCTGGCTTCGGAGGCGGTGAAGGATCGCCCCGAAGCTCGCCCCGAAGCAGCGCTCGCAATGGCAGGCTGAGACCATGCAAACCCCGTCGTTCGAGGAGTTCCTCCTCTCGGCTCAGCTCGACGCCCAGTTCAGCGTTGCGGGCGTGCAAGCTGGGGCCGGGTGCTGGAAAGGCGAGTGGCTGTACGCGCTCAAGCGGGGCGACGGCCCCGGCACGGTGCACGTCATGCAGGACGCGGCGAGCGCCCTCCGGGCAGTCTCGAAGGCACTCGCAGGGACCCTGGAAAAGATCTGAGCACGCGAAACGCCCCGTCACCGCCGAAGCGGTGACGGGGCGTCGTGCCGGTCCGGCTTCCCCACCGGCCAACCGGGTCAGGCTATGTCACCTCGGCGTATGCCTCGCGAGCCACCCGCCCGCGAAGGTGAGCCCAGCGACGATCAGCGCCGTGACCGCCGCCTGGAGCGGCTCGGCCAGCCCGGACAGCCCCGGCAGGACGTGAACGACCCAGCCGACGATGAACGCGGCCACCAGCGCCGCCGACGACGCAGCCACCACCTTGCCCTCGACCTTGCTATCGATCGGTTCGGACATCACGGCCTCCTCAAGTGATCGGCGCGGTCCACGCCGCGCGCCACGTCGCCGGGCCGACAATGCCGTCCACTTCCAGGCGCTTCTCGGTCTGGAAGCTCCGGCACACCGCTGACGACTCCGGCCCGTACGCGCCGTCCACGGCCAGATGCCAGCCCCGGCGGCTCATCTGCTGCTGCCACGTCCGGACGTCGCCGCCCGTCATGATCGGCGGCTGCCGGAGGTACCGGCCGGGCCACGGCGGCGCGACCGGCGGCGGCGGGGACGGCGTGCCCGCGTAGGCCGGGTAGCCGTAGCCCGCGATGCCGCTCGTGCGGACGCGCCGCCGCACCATGTCCTCGGTGTTGCCCTCGATCGAGACGATCGAGCCGTCCGCCCTGAGCGCCTCGACGACGCCGACGTGATCGATCGCAGAGAGGTCCCGCGAGCCGCCCCAGTCGAAGAACACGATCGCGCCGACGCGCGGCACCTCTCCCCAGCGGCCGTGTTCCTTGAACCACTGCGCGTGCGACGGCGTGTAGGCGAACCGGCCCACCGCAGGCAGGCAGCCCGCACGGTCGGCGCACCAGGCCAGGAAGATGTCGCACCACGGAACATCGCCGAGCCCGTACCAGTCGGTGAACTTGTTGTGGTTGCTGCCCGGCGGATGCTCGCCCTGCCCCAGCTCGCCGCGCGCGACGGTCAGGAGATCCTCAGCGCTCCCGGTCATCGGCCACCTCCGGGTCGGACTCGACGACGCTGCCCGGCGTCTGCGGGACGTCCTGCCGCCCGTCCCACGGATGCACGGGTGCCCCGTCCTTCGGCTCGGGCGGGATCGGCTCATCGGCCATGGAGACCTCCTCGGTCAGGGCGGCGGTGTACGCGTCGAGCCGCCGGTACTTCTCCTCGACGTCATGGCCGTCCCACTCGGCCGCCGCGCCGACGGGGACGTGGTGGAACAGATCCAAGTCGCGCGGAGCGATGTGCCAGGAGACCTGGCCGGTCGGCAGGGTCACGTAGAGGACAGGCCAGTCCGGGGCCTCCTCATCGGCATTCGGCACCATCACCGCCGGGTAGAGCGCGGCGAGGTGGGCGACCAGGTGATGCCGCTCGCGGTAGACGCCGTCCAGCGGTTCGGTCACGGTGGCTCCTTACCGGTGCAGGTCCACGCTCCGCCGCTCAGCTTGTCCGGTGGCGTGCAGTAGACGGTGGACGGCGCGGGCCCCGGCGACCCGGATGGGCCCGGCTCACCGGGAGGCCCCTGCGGTCCGGACGGTCCGACCGGACCGGGCGTCCCGTCGCGCCCGCTGGGCCCGTCCCGGCCCGGCACACCGCTCGCACCCGGCGACCCGGCCGGGCCACGCGAACCGGCCGGGCCTGCCGAGCCCGCCCGGCCGGGAGAGCCGCTGGAACCCGGAGCCCCGGACGAGCCCGGCCCGCCCGGCGGGCCGGCCGAACCGGAAGGGCCCGGAGCTGGCGACACCGACGGCACCCCGCCGAGGTCGCGGACCTGCCGGGAAAGGGTGTCCACCTGCCGCTCCAGCCGCGCCCGGTCGGCGCGGGTCTGGCCGATCAGCGCCGCCAGGTAGGTCGCCCCGACCACCAGCAGCAGGACACCGACCAGGACGAGCACGTCGCGCACCCGCACATCTGGCCGCATCAGTGACCGCCCTTGAAGAGGTAGGTGATGATCACGGCGGCGACGACGGACGACACGGCCGCGCCGATCGCCGCGTAGATCGCGGTCCGGGCGGTGTTCCGGGCGTTCTCCAGCTCGCGTTCGAGCCGGGCGATCCGGGTGTCCTGCGCGGCCTCGTTGGCGAGGTACACCTCGCGCAGGACGTACTGCGCGAGCTGGGTCGCGATGGCCTGGAAGTCGTCGCGAACGTCCCGCCGGAAGTCCTCGATCTTGCGGGAGAGTTCACCGAGACCCGGCTCATCCGCCACAGCGCCCCTGCCGGATCTCCAGGGCGGCCACCGCTACCCCTTCTTCACGTTCGGGGCCGGAGCGGCGGCGGCGTCGGCGATCTGCGTGGCGAGCTGCCAGGACGCGACCTGGTCCAGCTCTAGGCGGCAGGAGTTGTCGGCCGAGTTGTACTCGGTCGCGACCACACGCCAAACGGTGCCGTTGTGCTCGGGCGGCGGCGCGGTGGTGCCGTGCGAGAAGTCGTTGATACGCCCGGACGGCAGCAGGTCGGTGATGCGGATCAGCTTGCCGGGGCGGATCTCCCACGGCTGCACCATGCGGCTCGCGCCGGTCCAGGAGTTGACGCCCTTGTCGTAGAACGGGATCGGGCGGCGCACCGTCAGGGTCCCGGCGTTGCGGACCTTGCCGTAGCGCTGGAGGATGCCGAGCATTTCCGTGAGCGGGGTGTCGGGGTCGGTCGGCTCTTCGCGGATAACGGTGATCGCGCGCGTCAGCTTCGCCCAGTCCAGCTCCGGGACGGCATCGGACTCTGGCAGCACTTCGGTGAGCCCGGAGTTCGCCGAGTCCCAGTCCGCGCTGTCGGTGAACTTGTAGAACATCTCGTTGCGCAGGTCCGACCCGTTGGGCTGCTCTTCCAGCCCGTCCGCGGAGGTCGCCTGGTAGCCCCAAGAGGCCGGCCAGGTCGCCCACTCGAACCGGAACCCGTTGATGTTCTGGTCATTGTTCTGGTCAGTGGCCCCGTAGCGGCTCTCCCACAGGGCCCAGTAGGCGGTCGGCTCGGCGGCCACCATGTCGTTCAGGATGTCGGCGGCGGTCGCGCCGTCGAAGTAGGTCAGGTGAGTCCACGTGCGGGCCGAGGTGTAGTCGATCCAGATGTCGGAGGCCCGCACCTGCCCGGTATCGCTGCCCCACGGTTGGAACCAGCCCCCGACCAGCAGCCGTCCCACCACGTCCTCGACGATCTGCGGCAAGGTGACGTAGTCGGTGGTGTAGTTCGATGAGGCGGTCAGGGAGTTGCCGTAGCGATCCATTCGCACGGCGTAGACGTGCGGACGGCTGATCCGGCCGAGAACCGCGTCCGGCGGCGTGATGTAGGCACCCGAGCCGGAGCCCTTGCCCATGTTGATGCGCATGACCCAGCCGTCGTTGCACGAGATGCCGCCGGTCGGGTTGTAGTGATCGTAGGCCGCACCGATGTACCTGGTGTGCCTGATGTTCTGGGTGTAATTGGTGGCGTCGATGTCGATGGCGCTCGTGCTGTACCCGGAGATCACGTCAACCGAGTTCCACAGGTTGACCGCCGTGCCGGATCCTCCGCTGGCGCTGGTGGCACCGACCCCGGAGAAGGTGATGTCGTAGCGGGCGACGAACTGCTCGCACTCCTGGCCGCGCCGCCAGTCCAGCGCCGTGTAGAGCGTGCCGAGGGCAAAGGAATAGCCACCGGCCCAGCGGATCTCAATGGTCTGCCCGACGGTGTCCACGCTGGCTTGCCACCAGGACGTCTTGCGTGGCACCCACGACTGAACGTCGCTGTCGGCGTACCAAATCGGCCGCTGCACATCGGACGCGGCGACCATCGCCCCGAGGCAGCCGACCTCCCACGTGTCGTCGGCGCTGTTGCGCTTGGGGTCCTCGATCCGCCCCTCCCAGACGATCGAGGCATCCCTCAAGTCCACGATCTGGACCCGGTTGAACAGCCGCACCACCCGCTCGAACGCGCCGGCGTCGGTGTCGTACAGGTAGCCGGTCGCCCCAGCAAGGATCGCGGGCCGGTGCAGCCTGATCGTCGCGCTCGCGAACCCTCCGGGGACGACACTGCGGAAGGTGATGTCCTGCACGGCATTGGTGACCCAGATGTCCCAGGCGTCCTGGTAGTTGTTGATGATCCTGACGCCGAGGGGGACGGGGATGCTCACGGCGCGACCTCCCGCCAGCGCGGCCAGTACGACACCTCGACGCTCTTGGTGTTGGTGATCGTGCCGGTGTCGGTGAGCAGATACCAGCGGTTCGTCACGCCCGGCACCAGCACCGGCAAGCCACCGATCCGGGGGACGAGCCCGCCCGCATTGTCGATCATCCGGTTGGAGGGCGTCGCCCCGAACGGGCTCGTACCGGCGGCCATGCAGTAGGTGGTGTCGTTCGGGCCGTCCAAGATCAGGTAGCCGCTGGAGGCGGCCTGGTACACCGCGCACAGCCGCTCATCGGCGGGCAGCAAGTACAGGTAGTCCATGTCCAGGCTGGCGGTACCCGAGGCACGAGACACCTGGAGGCCGAACTGAGAGGTGGCGTAACCGGCGGCCAGTGCGCTGTAGCCGATCGAGACCGGCGTGGCCAGCGACGGCGGGAACTCCATCACGCCCAGGTCGATGAGCTGGAAGGTGCCGTTGGTGATGGTGGCGGTCACCGTCGGCCCGGAGGAGGTGTCGTTGCCGAGCTGCTGGAAGCGGAACTGGTAGGTCGAGGTGGTCGCGGCGGCAGCGACGGACGCACGCAGCAGGACCCGGTACCGGCCGCGTAGCGCCTCGGCCGAGGTCGCGGACGGAAGCGTGGTGTACGTCAGCCGCGTGGTCATCCCCGTGGCCGTCGCGAAGGTGGTGGTGGCCGCCTTGTTCCCGCTCCCGGAGAACGACGCGGTACCCGCGGTCGCCGTGGTGTCGGTGCCCATCGTGCCCGACTCGGCCTGCGCGAAGAGGGTCACTGCGCCGGGGTTGTTCGTGGTTCGCTGCGCCAGGAACATGCTCGTCCCTGCCGCAAGACTGCCGAGCCGGACGAACGCGGGGCTCGGCGCGTCGCCGAGGATCCCCGTCATGTCGATGCGGCTCGGGTTGCTCCCTGCGGCCGGGTCGTTGGTCACGGTGACCGCCGCCAGGTCTACGCGCGTGCCGATCGCGAACGGCTCGGCGAGGACCGAGGCGTTGATCCGCCACGCCTGGCCGGGGATGAACTGGTTGTCCAGGGTGAAGGTGTCGGAGCGCAGCGTCCGGAAGAAGACCGGATTGCTGCCGAGGTCGGGCTTGTACATCAGCAGGTTGGACGGCTTGGCGACCTCCCGCTCGAACGCCTTGAGCTGCGTGTACCGGTCCGCCTCGGTGATGCCGGAGAGCTGGAGGGTGAACCGCAGCTCGCGCAGGTCGTAGGCGGCGCTGGTGAGGAACCCGCCGTCCGACATGGCGTTCGTGACGATCGAGCGCCGCAGCGACGGCGGCGAGACGTCGAAGCCCTCGCGCAGCGTGGCCCAGGTGTTCCCATCGTTCATGTCCAGCAGCACCGTCGGGCTGGCGATCGGCTGGTCCACGAACTTCCATGCGGCGACCACTTACCCGGTCCTCCTGCGCTGTTCGGTCGCCCGCCCCGTGTACCGCGAGACGGTGTCGGACACCAGCCGCCCGTCCAGGTAGGCTGCGCCGACGCCCTGACGCCGCATCGCCTCGGTGAGCGCGGCGGCCATCCGCGCGTAGTCGGTGCCGGGCTGGCGGCGCGCAGCGGCCCGCGCGGTGCCCGGCGGTGTCGGGGTGCTCCACCCGTAGCCGGGCGTGCCGGGCGCGACGGCAGCGGCCTCGGCCAGACCACGCGCAGCCCTGCTGACCAGCTCGCGGCTGCTGTTCATGCCGAGCGCGAGCCCCTGGCCCAGATTGACGCCGAACCCGTGGAAGAGGGTGGACGGCGAAGCGATCCCGAGGACGCTGCGGACCGGGCCGGGGATGATGTCGTGGACGAGCCGCATCACGGCGTTGTAGATCCACTGGGCCATCGACGCCAGCCCGTTCCACAGGCCGATCATGACGTTCCGGCCGGAGTTGTAGAGCAGCTTGCCGAGGTCGCCCAGCGACCGCAGGATCAGGCCGGGCACGCGTGCGACCTGCCCGAGTAGCCAGTTGACCTGGTTCACGGCGGCCTTGGCCATCCCGGCGAACCAGCCGCCGACCTTGGACGCCAGGTTGCCGAGCGCGGACAGGTTGGCCATGAAGCGGCCGGGGATGCCCTTGATCCAGTTGACGATCGCGTTCCACACAGCGACCGTCGTGTCCCTGATCTGCGTCCAGTGCTTGATCACCTGGCCGTAGATCGTCCAGTTGAGGAAGAGCTGCCAGATGAACCCGGCGATCTTCTTGATCCAGTCCCAGACGAACTGCCACGCCTGAACCGTCCAGCTCTTGATCTTGTTCCAGTTCATGACGATCAGCACGACGATCGCGACGACGGCGGCGATGACCAGCGCGATCGGGCCCATGGCGATCAGCCAAGCGGCGGCCATCCGCACCGCGTTGGCCATCGCCTGGACGCCCATCAGGATCCACCCGCCGACGACCCTCGCCGCGACGATGGCAAAGGTCGCGGCGGCCTTGGCTCCCTCGGCCACGGCCGCCGCCGACGCCCTGGCGAACGCCGCCACCGCCTTGGCCGACTCCGCGACAGCGTGAGCCCCGACCACCGCCCAGGAAGCGATGATCCGGCCCGTCGAGGCCGCCGCCGAGGCCGCCATCTTCCCGGCCGAGACCGCGAAGCTCCCGGCCGCCTTCCCGACCTTGGCGGCCATCCCTCCGGCCGCGTCGCCGCCCTTGAAGAACGCCTTCCCTACCAGCCCCAGTCCCGAGACCAGCGGCGCGACCTTCGTGCCGACCAGCCCGGCGAGGATCGTCCACGCCAGGAACTTCGACAGGACGCCCTGGACCGGCTGCGGGAGCTTGGAGAACGCGGTGGCGAGCTGCACGATCACCGGCAGGACGCTCGGGAGGATCTGCATGAGGTTCTGGAGGGTCTGCCCCAGCAGGCGGAAGGTGTCCCCGAGCTTCTCCTTGCCCTCCGCCGAATGCGTCCAGGCCGCGAACTTGGCCGTGAGCTGCACGATGCTGTTCAGCAAGGTGCCCGCACCGCTGCTGGCCGCGCCGAAGATGCCCAGCAGCGCCGAGCCGAGGTTCACCACGATCCGCCAGAGCTGCCCGAGGACGACCACGGCGGCGCTCATCCAGCGGGTGGCCTGCCCGCCCACGGCGATCCGCGACAGCCACAGCCCAGCCTTGGTCATCGCCTCGCCGAGCGCGTTCCCGATCCGCCCGAAGCTCCCAAGAAACACGTTCGCGAGGTCGCGGAAGCCGCGCAGCAGCACCGGGACGCCGCGCCCCACGCCGTCGATGGCCCGCGCCACGTTCGCGAACAGCCGCTGGAGGAACGAGATCGTCGCCGACTCGCGCAGCACGCCGAGGACCCGCGCACCGAGACGGCCCCACGCGGCGGCGACCTGCGCGACACCGGTCGTCAACGGCCCGCGCAAGTCCTGCGCCAGCCCCTTCGCCGCGCCCTTCATCGGCTCGAACAATGCCTGCTGCGCGATCGCCTGGAGCCCGCCGAACGTCTTGCCCAGCTCCCCGACCACCGACCGCGCAGCGGGCGGCAACGCCTTCAGCTGCTCATTGAACTTCTTGGCATCCCCGGTGATCGCCGACCCCAGCACCTCGCCGACGCCGGACAGGCCGAGTTTCAGCGGCAGCAGCGCCGCCGCCGCGCCCGCCGCCGCGCTCGGCACCGCGCCGAGCACCCCGACGGCCGGCGCCAGCGCGGTGACGAGCTGCACCGCCGACCCGGCCAGCACCGCCAGCCCCGCCGAGCGGGAAAGGTTCTGGAGCGCCTCGGCGTGCTTCTCCAGGTCGCCGATCTCCTTCTTGACCCGCTCGACGCCCGCGCGGACCTCGGCGTCGTGCACGCCGATGCGGATGATCAAGTTGCGGATGGTCGCCAACGCCCACCCCCATCACTGGTCCCAGTCGGGCAGGAAGTCGGCGGGCGTGAACGGCTCGGACTTCTCATCGCGGTTGCCGTTGGCGATCGTCGCGGCGATGATCGCCGCCTGGTAGTCGCCGCGGTCGGGGCCGAGCGGGCCGGCCACCCGCTCGTAGGCGGACCACTCGGCCAGCTCGCGGGCGTCGATGGTCGCCAGCAGGCGACCGACGGTCATGCCCAGATGCGCGGCCAGCCGGAACGCTAGGCGTCGATCTGGGCGCTTCCGAAACCCTCGGCCAGCTCCTCCACGTCGCTCTCGCTCAGTCCGGACAGCCGCTGCGCGGCGTCGAACACCCGCTGGAGCGCGCTCGCGGACTTGCTGCCGAGCTTGATGACGTCCGCGGGCTCGAACACCAGCTGGCCGTCGGAGTCCACGACCGTGATCGCCACCAGCCGGGCGCGGAGGTTCCGCGCGTTGACCCGCTGCTGCCCGCCCGCCTGGATCAGGGTCTTGCCCTCGAACTCGTCCCGCTCCGCGCCGGACAGCGACCGGACGCGGACCTGCCCGCCCCACTCGGGGACGTCCACCACCTCGTACCGGCGGTCCTCTGCGGCGAGGATGGCCGCCTTGTCCAGCAGGCTCACGGGATCACCACGTCCTGGGCGGGCACGGCGGTGATCGCGAACTCGATCGGGACCGTCGCCGGATCGGAGCCCTTGGTGCTGCGCTCCTTGCCCACCGACGCCACCCGGACCGGGAACACATCGCACTTGCGCCCGGTCACGTCGCCGCCGTCCAGCCAGATCACGAACCCGTTGGTGTCGAGCGGCATCAACGTCCGCGCGTCGCTGCCCGTCGAGTCGGCATAGAACGTCAGCGAGGAGTCCTTGGCGTCCGTCCGGCCGGGGATCTTGGCGGTGAAACGGGAGTCCATGGTGGGCGCGTCCACGACGTCGCTCGACACCATCCAGCCCTTGTTGTCCGCCAGCTCTCCGGTGACGTCGATCGCCGCGTTCAGCTCCGCGCGCGTCGGCGCGGACTTGTTGGCGATCGAGGTGGCCCAGTAGACCTTGGTGGTGCCGGGGTTGATGTACCGCGACGACGCGGTGATCGGGGTGGCAGGCATCAGGACTCCCGTCGGGTGCTGCGGCGGCGCGGCGCGGGCCCGCCGGTCTCGGGTGCGTCTTCGGCGGCGAGGGAGTCGGGCGGCGGTTCGTCGTCCGGCACGTCCACCGCGTCGGCGAGCGCGTCCACCGGCACCCACCCCGCCGCCCCCCAGATCGGCACGGCCGAGGCGGGCACCTCGGCGGCGTCGGCCAGGTCCGGGTGCCGCATCCACACGGTGGTGCTCATGACGTCGGGACCCGCACGACCAGGACCGTCACACCGGACGTCGCCGAGTAGGTGATGTTCGCGCGCCCGGTCGAGGTGTTCTTGTACGGGAAGTCGGTCAGCGGGATGCAGTGCTCGCCGGTGGTCGCGGCGACGCTGAACGTGCGGTTGGCGACGGTCAGGTCCCCGTCCACCAGTCCCGGCACAGCGAGCGTGACCGTGACGGCCGAGCCGCTCGTGTTCTTGACCAGCAGGAACATCCCGCCGCCGGTCGCGCAGTCGTCACCGCCCGCCGAAGCGGCCGTGAACAGCGTGTCGATGCGGGTCGCCTGCTTGGGCACGACGTTGGTAGTGAGCGCGGCCATTGGCCCCCTCCTGAGTGATCGGTCAGCGGAAACCCGCCGCACGGGTCGCCTTGTCCACGGCCTCGGCGATCTGCCGCTCAGCCGCGTCGCCCTTGGCCTCCAGCGCGGGCGCAAGGAACGGGCGGGCGCGCTGCGCCACCCACGTCTTCCGGTGGCCGTACACCGGGTGCCGGAAGGTCCCGTCCCGGCCGCCGTGCTCGAACGGGCGCGCGTGCGGCGCGACCTTCCGGTTCACCACCACCGAGACCCCAGCGCTCCTCCCGGTCAGCCCCACCCGGACCTTGATCGCCGCTGGGATGCGGGTGGACCACGACGCGCGCGCCTGCGCGTCCTCGGCGACGATCCGCCCCGCTGTGCGCAGGCCCGGCCGCAGCGCACGCTTCAGCTCCGGTGGGATCTTGCCGAGGTCGTGCACCAGCTTGCGGACCTCATCGGACATCGCTCACCTGCCTGCGAAAGCGTCCACCGAGACGCTGAATTTCACGGTCGCGAGCGCGCCCTCGGCGGTCTGCTCCGGGATCAGCTCCTCGGTGGCCAGCCGCGCACGCAGCACCAGGCCGCCGAGGGTCGGGTCGCGTGCCAGCTCGGCATCGACCGCGTCCACCAGGGCGTAGGCGCGGTCCCGTACGGCCTTGGCGTCGCGCTCGTGCCCCTTCCAGCAGGAGGCGACGCACGCCACCGTGTAGGACTCCCGGTCCGGCGTGACCGCCATCTGCTCCGGGCTCAGCATCGAGACCACCACCGCCTCGCCGGGTGTGCCCGTGAACCCGATGCACACCGTGTCCGGCGGTTCGACGTCCACCGGCTGCCCGTCGGTCACCTGCACACCCGGCAGCGCCAGGCCCACCCGCTGCACGAGGGCGTCCAGGACGGCGGGCACCGTCGAGACGCTCACGCGATCCCGCCGACCGGCTCGTTCAGCAGCTCCAGGGCGCGGCGCGGGATGCTGTAGGAATAGCGCGGGTCGTAGTCCTCGCTGCCGGACTGGAACGGGCCGCGCTGCGGGCCGCGCTGGGTCTCCCACATGTGCGCCGTGATGATCAGGCACGCCTCGCGCCAGGCGGGTTTCACTGCTGTACGGCCCGCGACGTAGGTCACGGTCACGTTCTGGATGCCGAACAGCCAGAGCTGCGGGAAGTCGGCCGCTACCCGCCGGAGCACGCCGGACTCGGCGTCCACCAGGTAGTCGGCGGGCGTCAGCGTCGTCCCGGACTCGACCACCGACACGATCGACAGCACCGGTGTGCGTGTCAGCAGCAGCGACGACCCGACCAGGCCCCCGTAGGTGTCGGTGAAGGTCCGGCGGACGATCGCACCGACGTAGTGCTCGACGACATCGGTCGCGGCGCGGAGCATGTCCTGCACCTCGCCGTCCTGGCTGGTGTCGTCCGCCGCGATCCGCAGCTCGGCCTTGGTCTCGGCCAGGGAGACGAGCTGCCCCGGGTCGGTGGCGAGCACCTCGAACACGTCCGTCCACGCGCCCGCGTTGCTGCCGGTGGCCAGCCAGCGGACCACGTGCCGCCCGGACAGCGTGGTCGGGTAGTCGTAGTTGTAGACGCCCGTCGAGGCCGCAGACACCGTGGTAGGACCGGCCGCCGTCCCGTCCGGCAGAGTGATCGTGACCGTAACGGAGCCCGCATTGGCGAGCGCGCCGGTCGCGTCCCGGATCGTCACCGACAGCGGGACGACCTCGCCCAGGTCATAGCTCACGAGCCACCTCTCATCGCCGGTCCCATCCGCGCCTGCCCCGCCACCGTCGAGCCGGACCGTGCCGCGCCGGTCGTGGTCGCCCCGGACCGGGCGGCGCCTCCGACGAGCGGCCCGGTCCGCGCCGCGCCGCCGAACGCCGCACCGGACCGGTCCCGGCCCGCCACCGAGCCGCGCGTCGGCGCGGCCACCGCCACGCCCTGCAAGGGCAGCGGCAGGAACACACCAGTCCGCGCCGGACCGGTACGGGCCCGGCGACCGCACACCCGGCCGGGCGGCAGCGCCTGCGGACCCGGCGGAAGCGGCGGCGGGAACGGCACCGCGAGGAACCGGCCGTGCCGCACCGGACTCGTGCGCGGACGCCGCGCCCCGAGCCTGGCCGGGTAGGACGGCGGCACCGCCGGGACGAGCCCGAACCGGCCGCGCCTGACCGAGCCGAGGCGCAGGCGGCGCCCCACCACGGCGGCGGGCACGGGCGGGGTCGCCTGCTGGACCACGCCCGGGACAGGCGCGTACCGGCCGCGCCTCGGCGCGGGCGGCCTCGGCCGACGACCCAGCAGGCCGGCGGGAGCGATGGGCGGCGGTGCGGGCGGGACCGCGCCGACCAGCGGTGTCGGCGCGAAGTGGCCGCGCCTGGTCGCGTGCGGCTTGGCGCGGCGTCCCGCGACCGCGCCGGGCGTCCAGGTCGGCACCGCCGAAACCGCACCTGCCAGCGGCACGGGCGCGAACCGGCCGCGCCGGGGCGACAGCGACCGCACACGCCGTCCGGTCACGGCGGACCGCGGCGGGTCCGCAGGCTGAACCGGCGGAGCAACGACCGGCACCGGGAGGAACGCGCCGCGCCGGACGGGCGGCCGGGCCCGATGCCCGGTCAGCCACGGCGGCGGCCACGCGGGCGGAACGGCAGGCGCGACCGCGGGCGGAATGACGAGGAACCGCCCCCGCCGCGCTCCCCCGGTCCGCGCCCGCCGCGCGACCTGCGACGGCGGGGCGAGTGCTGGCGGGACAGTCGGGGCGACGGCGACCGGGACCGCCAGGAAGTCACCGCGCCGGATCGTCCCTGCCCGGGGCCGCCTGGCCGTCAGCCACAGCGGCGCTAGCGCGGGCGGGGTGACTGTAGCGGCGGCGGGCGGCAGCTTGAGGAACTGCCCGCGCCGTAGTCCCGCCGTCCGTACCGGCCGCCGCACCCCCCAGGACGGCGGCACCGGCACGGACGGCGGGACGGTCTGGATCCGGCCACGACGCGGGCAGGGCGCGGGGCGACGCGCCTGCCGCACCATCGGCGGCGGTACCCCGGGGACGGAGGCCGCGCTCGGCGGCGGTACCTGCCAGATGGCTCCGCGCCGCGACCGGACGTTACGGGCCTGCCTCGCCACGGGCCCTCCCGACGGTCAGGCGTTCGCTGCCTCAGCGCAGGCGGCCCCTACTCCTCAAATTCCGCACTCAGCACAAGCTTGTGCGAGGCGGGGAGCGCGTTGTCACGGTTGATGAACACCAGGCCGTTGGCGGTGCCAGCCGACACCACCAGCTCCTCCAGCAGCTCCCACGGCAGGTCCGCACCCGATTGGGAGTTGAACGCCGCGCGGAACATGTCGGCGGTACCGAGCGTCGGCGGCGTCGAGTAGGCGGTGTTCCACACCGATCCGGCCGCCGCCGTGTTCGGGTCGAGCTTCACCGGCGTCATCCCGGCCGTCGGCGTGGTGCCCGCCGTGGTGACGCGGTTGATGCCCACGACGAGCTGCTGGCTGGTGGGCGTGCTGGCACCGGCCACCACGCCGAGCGTGACCCGACGGAGCTTGTAGCCGTTGTTCGCCGAGGCCATCAGCCAGGCGAAACCCGTGTCCACGGCCAGCGCCGCCGCGGACTCGACCTGCACGGAGTAGCGGGCCATGTCATCCCTCTCAGAAGAACCCGGTGTACTGCGAAAGCGGTTTGATCGGCCCGCTGGCCGTGGCGGCGGCCTTGACCTCGATGCCCGCCAGGACCCATGTCTGCGGAGTCGGCGCGGACAGGCCCATCGTCTGCGAGCCCGCGGTCGCGGCGCTCTGGTAGGCGTAGTAGGCCACCATGTTGTTCCCGACATGGCCGTCCTGGAGCCCGTCCTCGGTCGCGCTGGACAGGTAGGCGCGGGTACTCGGGTCCTTGTCGGAGGCGTCGGCGGACGTCCAGGACACGACCGAGTTCGCGGCCGTCGTGGTCAGGGTCGTCGAGCACGTGCCCGTCCCGGAGGTGGTCGCGTTGACCGCCGGAGACGCCGCGAGCGTCGCCCCGGACCACCGCTCGACCACCATCGAGTGCCATGAGGTCGCCGACGGCGTGGAGGACACCGTCATGTTCACCGGCGACCCGGAGACCACCGCCGTGTAGATCCCGCACCAGTTGTTGAACCCGCCGGGCGCGACGATGTTCCTGGACGTGAACGTCTGGGAACCGCCGGTCGGTGCGCCCATCGAGACGGCGGTGTCCCACGTCGCGAGCTTCACCACGAGCACCTCGCCGTTCGACGGAGTGAAGGTGGTCGTGGTCAGGGTCGTGGTGTTGCTGGCGTTGGCGTAGACCGCGTACGACGTGACCAGCGACGGGGCCATCTACTTACTGCGCGTGGACGCCTTCGGCGCGGTCGCCTTCTCCTCGTCCTTGCCGCGCGTCTCGACGGGCTCGGCCATGCCCTGCGCGCACAGCATCGCGCCCTCGACGTCGGGCAGCTCGATCTCGCCGCCGGGCGCCGGCCACTCCTGCCCGTCGCGCGTCCCGGAGATCTGGTGCTTCATGACCACTCGCATCTTGCCTCCTTCGGGTGCCGGGCCCGGTCGGGGTCCCGGGCCCGGCACGTCGTTGCTGGTGAGGACCACTGTCAGCTCGCGCCCCCGGCGAACACCTTGATCGCCCCGGTGGTGTCCACGACGTCGCCGTCGCCGCGCAGGATCGCGCGGAACGTGACGAGGTCCGAGCTAAAGGCGAAGTCGTCGCTGCGCTCGAACCGCAGGGTCTCCACCATGCGGATGAAGTACTGCGAGAAGTCGCCGAACGCGACGCTCTTGGCGGACAGGCCCACGGCGGGCATCGCCGGGTCGGTGAACAGCGGCTTGCCCAGGACCGTGTCGGGGTTGCCTGCGGTCAGGGCGGGCTGCCAGAGGTACTCGCCGTACGCGTCCTTGATCTTGCGGAGGGTCGCGACGGACGCGTCCTTCATCAGCCACGCGCACGACGGGCTGTTCCGGTACGGGTAGATCACGCTGTAGAACAAGTCGATCAGGTTGTCGGCCGTGTATGCGCCGCCGACGCCCGTGCCGCCGGTCACTCCCGTCGTCGAGGCCGTGACCACCCCGTTCGGCTGGTTGGTGCCGGTACCGGTGACCAGGTGCGCGCCGATCCCGTTGCCGAGCGCCCGCCCGGCCTGCATCGCGAGGTAGCCGGTCAGGTCGATCGAGGTGTCGTTGAGCAGTTCGTGCGAGATCTGGATCAGGAACCCGTACTTGAACGCGTCCAGGGTGACCTGGCCGAACGTGGGCTCGTTCGCGGCGAGGGTGGCCGCCTCCGCCACGATCGACGCGTTCGCGCTGTGCGCCGTGGTCTTGGGGACCTGGATCGACTCGCCGGTCGCGGTCCGCAGGATCGTCGCGCCGATCGACAGCATGCCGCTGACCTCGATCAAATGCGCGATCAGGCGGTTGTAGAAGCTGGTCTTGACCGTGTTCGCGCCCGCCGCCGCCGTCAGCTTCGACAGCGTCCGCAGGTCGGTGCTGCGCTCCTCCGCCGTCGGACGGATGTCCAGCGCCCGGCCACCGGACGCACCGGACAGCCACGAACGGAGCTGCTCATCCGCGCTCTTGTCCTCCGGCGCCTTACGGCCCTCGGCGACCGGCTGGTCCAGCAGCGCCCGGAACGTCTCCTCCGACTCCTTGGCGCGCTCCTCGGCCTCCTGGAGCTTCTTGACGCGCTCGTCGATGGCGTCGATCTCGCTGTTCAGCCGGAGCCAGGTCTCCTGCTCCTCGGCGCTGAAGTCCCGCTTCTGCTCGGCGACGCTGTCGGCCAGCGCCTTGGCCTCTTCCCAGGTCTTGAGCCGCTTCTCGTGCAGGCTCTTGATGAATGAACGACTCAACGCCATCTCCGTTTCAGAGATCTGAACTGGACGTTGAGGTGGGTTGCGCCCTGCCTCCGCGGCAGATATCCGGCTGCCGGGCCGGTCTTCCTGGTCCGCGAGCGGTGGGTTGCGCCCTGCCGCTCGCGATCCGTCAAGGCAGCGGGTACGGGGGCCTCTGCTTGGCGGCGAGGGCGACCATCGCCGCCCGGACCTCACCGCCTGCCTCGCCCTGTCCTGCGCTGCGCATCCCGGCCATCGCCAGCAGCGATTCCGGGGGGTCCTCGGTGAGCTGGTCGCGGTAGAGGCTGATCAGCGTCTTGGCCGCCGCCGTCCGCTGCGCGTCGGAGATGCCCGTGACCGCGCCGAGGCCGTGCCCACCGGCCGCCGCGTGCACCCCGTTCCGGTTCAGGTCGCCATCCGGCTCGCGCACCGGCAGCTTGTAGCGGCCCTTGGAGTCCTCCGCGCCCTCACCGGTGTCGATCAGGCAGGCGCGCCGCCACTGGGCGATGTCGTAGTCGGCCGGGGTGAAGTTGGACCAGGGCTCGTCCGAGACCGTCTCGCGTACCTCGGTCCCGCCCTCGACATTCCCGAGCGCCGCCTCGGCGGCCTGCCGGGCGATCTCCTGGAGCTTCTCGTCGGGCGTGTTCCGGTTGACGTGCATGTCGATGACCGTCGCGGGCGGGTGAGCAAAGAACCTGCGCAGCTCGTTGGCGGCGGCGGCCTGGAGCACCTCGTCCGGGTCCGCGCCGACCTGCGCGGCCAGCGACCGCAGGCCGGTGCTGGTGTCGGGGTAGGCCGGCGAGTTCACCGGCGCGACGTCCACCAGGGCCCCGCTCACCAGGGTCCGCAGCGGGAAGCCCTGCTCAGTCTGGGCCCACTCGTCCTCGAAGGTCCGGAACGCGAAGCTGCTCTGCCGCACGTCGCCGCGCTGCACCAGCTCCACCACGTCGGCGCGGCTGGACGGCGGCACGACGGTGTAGTCCAGGCCGGTGGCGTCCACGGCCAGGCGCAGTGTCCCGGCGGCCGTGGTGCCCAGCAGCATGTTGTCGGAGTGGTTGTAGCGGGCCATGACGCCAGGCCAGCCGTCCGCCTGGCTCTTGGCGAAGAAACGCGGCTCGATCTGCTCAACGAAACCGCCCAGGTTCTGCGAGAGGCGCATGAACTTGGCGGCGTACCCGCCGATCTGCTGCGGGGCGTCCGGCTCGGCGCGGACCTCCACCAGGCCGCGCGTGTACCGGCGCTCGACGTCGTTCACAGCGTCCCTCCCGGGGCGGTCGCGGGCTGTGCGGTGGGTTGGGAGGTAGCGGGCACAGGCGGCGTGAACGATGAGCCCTCGCCGTTCGGCAGCGGCGGCCGGTCCTCCAGCGCGCGGACCTCGTCCCGGCTCATCCAGCCGTCGGCGAGCGCCAGGTGGTGCGCCTGGTAGCGGCTCAGCAGGTCCGCGCGGATGATGCTGTCCACGTTGAACTTCACGAAGTGCGGCGAGGCGAGGAGCCCGCTGATCGCCGTCTCCAGCTTCACCAGCCACGGGCGCAAGGTGTGCCGGACGAAGTTCAGCGAGTCCTGCTCGACCGTGCTGTAGGTCAGGCTCTTGCCGACCTCGCCGCCCATCATCTGCGGCGGAATCCCGTAGATGCTCGCGATCTGCGTCGCGTTCATCTTCAAGGTCGCGAGGAACTGGCTCTCCTCAGCGGGAACCGAGATCGGCGTGTACTCCAGTCCCCCGCCCATCACCACCGGCTCGCGCGCCTCGGCCGCGGCGCGGAACCGCTGCTTGAGCGCCTTGGCGTCGGCCTGCTCCAGCCGGTTCTCCGACGTCAGGATCGCGGCCGGAGTGCTGCCGTTCTGGAACCAGTCCCGCCCGAAGCTCTGCGCGTAGATTCCGGTCTCGATCGTCGTCCGGTACGCCATGATCGGCGAGAGGCCGAGGACCCGGCCCGGCAGCGTGTAGCCGGGGATGTGCACCAGCAGCGAGGCGTCCAGCGGACGCCCCCGGAAGAACCACTGCGGACGCTCATCGGTCCGGTCGTGCAGGATCTCCACGTCGTCCGGGTGCAGCCACTCGATCTGCGACGGCCCACCGTTCCCGCCCACGACCGTGATCAGGCCGTAGGCGTTCCCGCGCAGCGTCAGCGACGTCATGGCCCGGTGCACCCAGTCGTAGACCGTCCCGTACTGCGTGGGGTCACGGATCAGCGCCGGGTCGGTGATCGGCATACGGACGTCGCCGACCTGCCGGAACGTCTGGAGCGGCAGCGAGGCCACCGAGTCCGACAGCAGCCGCGTCGCGGCGAACACCGGCACCAGCGTGAGCGCGGTGTCCATGCTGGTCACCGCCGTCAGGCGCTGGTCCGCGCCCGAGCCCCAGACCTGCTGGAACGAGATCGTGCGCGCCTCGCCCGGCGGCGATTCGGCGCGCCGACGCCACGGCCACCTCATCGCGCCAGCCCTCCGAGCGCCGTCGCGATCTGCCGGAACGCCGCATCCATCAGTGCGCAGGTCCACTGACCCGGCCCGACCTCGGCCATCGGCTCCTGGCAGCAGGGGCACAGCGGACGCCCCTGCCCGTCGAGCCCGACCCGGCTCCAGGAGCCGACCTCGGCCGCTCGAAGGTCGCTCACCGCACGCCCTCCCTCACCCAGGCCACCGTGCCGCCGCCTCACTCCAGGTAGAGGACGAGTTCGGAGGTGCCGGACTCGCGGTGCACGAAGATCCCGCTCGCGAACTCCACCGACAGCGGCCCCAGGAGCTTGGACTCGGACGCGGCGAGCTTCACCAGCACCCGCGCCGGGTCGCCGGTGGTCGTCCCATCGCGCATCACCAGCGCCGCGGCGGCGGGCGTGCCCGCGTTCTCCCGCACCGAGACACCGACCAGCGTGAACGGGCCCGTCACCGCCTGGACGTTCGCCGTGCCCGACGCCACCACGACCGACCTGGCCATCAGGCCCCCTCACCACACGTTCTCCATCACGTTGACCGCCCCCGCCTTGGCCCCGAACTTGCTCCGCCCCCAGGCGGCGAGCGTCACCGCCACCAGCGGCGAGATGTCCACCGCCGACGAGCGCCGCGACCACGCCCACGCATCGCCCAGCGACCGCCGGACGGCCCCGGCCACCGCCTCGTCAAGGGCCCGCTGTCCCGCGTGCCGCAGCGTCGGCGGGCCATCCTGGGGCCGTGCGGCATCGATGAAACCCCCGCACGCCTGCGTCAGGTCCCGCATGGACGGCTTGGTCACCGCGACGCCCGCGGCCTCCAGGTCCGGGATCAGCGAACCCGCCGGCCCGGCCGCGTCGATCACCACCGCGCACGGCCCCCACCGCTCGCACATCTCCACCAGGCGCGGCACCACCCACCCGGTACCGCGCCGGTGCTCGGCGACCTCCACCAGCGTCAGACCCTCGCGCCGACCTGCCACCCCGATCGACGCGTGCGACCGCTCGGGCGTCACGTCCACCGAGAACGCCACCGGCGCCATCAGGTCTGGATCCGGCAGCGTCGCCACCAGGTCCATCCAGGCGTCCCGGCCGAGGACGAGCCATTGGTCCGGGGCCGCGTCCGGCCACTGGTTCAGATAGGCGCGCCGGAACTCCGGCAGCTTCATCGACTCGAAGTCGGCCCGCACCGCCGCCTCGGTGACCGTGTGCCCGAGCGCGGGCATGCACTCCCACCATGTCGCCGGGTCGGCCGGGTCGGCGTCGTTCGGGGCCGACCACTCGAAGTAGGCGACCGCGGAGTGTCCACCGGCCTCGCAGCGCCTGCGGCCCGCGTCCACCTTCCCGCGCAGGAACACCGACCGCATCGTGCCCGCCGTCGAGATCACGACCTGCTGCGGTTGCGGACGAGTGATCATGGCGGGCTTGAACGCCTGCTCCAGCCGGTCGTCCTCCTGCGCGAACGCCTCGTCGATGACGCCGAGGTCGAGCGTCTCGCCGTGCCCCGCCTTCTCGGTGTTGGAGGTCAGGCCGTGGATCGACCCGTTGCGCCAGCGGAACGCCTCCTGGCCGAGCTGCCTGCGCACCCGGTACAGCGACCGCAGCGGCGACGCCTCCAGCGCGACCAGATGCTCGTCCTCCCACTTCTTGCGGGCCGCCCCGCGCGTCTGCGCCGAGTACAGGATGTTCTGCCGCGACCCGAACCCCAGCGCCCGGTGCACCATCAGCGCCAGCAGCAGCGTCGTCTTCCCGGACTGGCGCGGGACCGTGAGGACCACCTCGCGGTAGGCCAGCAGGCCCGTCACCGGATCGACTTCGAGGATCACGTCCGCGACGTGCCGCTGCCACGGCATCAGCGGCGTCCCGAGCGTCTCGGCGATCTCGGCTGCCCGCGCCCCGAGCGTCGGGCGGTCACTCCTGGGCGTCCCCCACCGGGGAGGACAGGTGCGCAACGAGGTCAGCAAGGGCGTCCGAGTCACCATCGCCCCCCGCGTCGGCCAGCGCCTCCAACGTGGACCGCAGCTCCCGCGCGACCGCCGCCGTGGCCATCCCGGCGTCGTTGTCGAGCTTGCGGGCCAGCACCCGGGACAGCGCGGTCAGGCCCTCGTGCAGCGGCGAGACCTCCTCCAGGCCGGCCAGCGTCCGCGAGACCGCCGACTCGACCTCGCCCGGCTCTTGCTGATCGGCCACTGGTCCACCTCGTCCGGCAGGCTGCTGCGAGCCGCGTTCCCGGCGGGGTCCCCCCGGTCGGGCTGCACACACGAAAAAGTTGATGGCGGCGGGTCAGACCGACCGAAGATCAAAAAGCCGCTGACCTGCGAAAACGTGGCGACTGATCGTTGATCACGCCGCTGACCTGCGGCGATGTCACCAGCGGCTCGGCTGGGGCGGGGACCATGCCCGCCGTGGTGCTGGCTTGCCCCGTCGCTGGCGGTTGCCCTTGATCGCTCCGGCTCGGACGTTGCACGCGGCGTGCGCGAGGCCCCGGTAGCCGCTGCGGTCGTCCTCATGGTCGAGGTGGAGCGCCTGGTCGGGGTACATCGGGTGGCCGCATCGGGTGCAGGGCTGGCCGGGGCAGGCGGCGAGGTCGGCGAGGAGCTGGCGGCGGAGGGTCTGGTGTGCGGTGCCGTAGCCGCGTGCGGTGGTGCTGCCGGGGTCGGTGCTGCGCTTGCTCACGCTGGCCTCCCGGTCTCAGTCGTCGGCGTGCCAGCTGGTGATCGGCGGGACGTTCATCGCCGCGCGGAGGTCGTTGATGTGGGCGATCAGTTCGGGCGCGGGGTGGTACCACTCGCGCCGCTTGGCGCGCTGTGCGGCGAACCGCTCGTGCGTGGCCTGTTCGAGGTCCCGGTCGCCGGGGGTGACGGCGAGGATGGCGGTCAGGTCGGAGGTGAACGCGCGGCGGCGGGTCTTGAGGTTGCCGCTGTGGCCGATCTTGATGAGGTCGCCGTCGCGGATGAAGTAGACGACGGGGCCGAGGGCGGCGAACGCCTCGCTGATGCGCCGCTTGCGAGTGGCCTCGGGGTCGCCCTCGTAGCTGCGGTTGACGTTGATGGCGAACTGGTGCCTGCCCTTAATGTGGGCCATAGCTCGACTCCGTAGTAGTCGGCTCGGCCCCGGGATCGTGGACGCGATCGCCGGGGCGCTTTGCTGGGGGAATGAGAGAAGCCCGCGAGCTGTCGCTCAAGCGGGCTTCGTTTGAACCTCGGCTTGCGCCGGGCTGAGGCCATACCTCGGATGGCTTACATGCGGCAGCGTTGCACACCTCTGACCTGCGACGCAACCTCGGCTCTCGCTGCAAAGGGCGTGTCGCACCGGTATGCGCCGCAATGCGCCCTTTCATCCGCACGTGGGGGTCGCGGTCGGTACGGGTGTCGGGGTGGGGCTCGGGCGCGCGGTGACGGTCACGGTGACCGTGACGGTCACGGTCGGCGCGGGTGTCCCGGTCGGGGTCGGGGTGGTCGGGGCAGGGCTCGGGGTGGTGGGCTGCGGGGCGGGTGCGCGGGCGGCGAGCGGGGTGGCCGGGCACGGCGTCTTCGGCATGGTGGGGCGGACGGTCGGTGCGGCCGGTGCAGTGGGCAGGTTGGGGTTCGCGGGTGCGGGTGCGGGCTTGGGGACGGGCGCGGCGGACGGCGCGGGCGCGGGCGCGGCGGACTTCGGGGTCTTGGTAGCGGTCGGAATCTCGCTCGGGGTCCATGCGGGCGCGGTGGGCGGTGGCGTATAGACGGACGGGTCCAGCACGCGCGGCGCGGCGACCTTCGGGGGGGTGGCGGGGTGGGCGTGCCCGCCGGACGGCCACCACAGGTAGGCGGCGGTGCCGCAGACGGCGGTGAGGGTGAGCACGGCGGCGGCGGCTTTGATGCCCTTGCGGGCCGGACGCTCGGCGGCGGGCTCGGCGGTGGGCTTCGCGGGGTCGGTCGGCGTGGTCCGGGGGGTCTTGCGCAGGGGCCGGGGGGTGGGCATGGCGCGCTCCTGAGAAGGCCCGAGGGACCGGGCGGGTGCGGAGGTGCCCGGTCCCTCGGGGGTCGGGTGGGTCAGCCGGTCTGGACTCCGCCGCCGACAAGGCGCATGAGGCGGCGGTGCGCGCGGGTCTTGACGTCGTCGTCGGTGCCCTCCAGCGCGGCGGTCGCGCGGGCGATCTCCTCGGTCATGGACTTGCCGGGGCGGCGCGGCGCGACGTGGTCCAGGTAGTCGGTGATCGTCCGCTCGGCGGCGTAGGCGGTCCGTCCGGCGCGCTCGGCCTCGGTCCGGTACATCGCGTGCAGGGTGTCGCGGCGGCGGGTGTCGTTGGTCCGGGTCCGCTGGGGGTCGTCGGCGCTGGCCGGTTCCCACAGGTCGGAGATCACCCGGTCGAACTCGTTCACCGCGAGGTCGGTGCGGGCGAGCGCGGTCTCCTCGGCCCCGAACCGGGCGGCGTAGGCGCTGGTAAGGCCGAGCGTGCGGCGGGCCTCCTCCAGCCGGTCCAGCGCGCGGGAGGTGTGCCGGATGGTCCAGCGGTACTGCGCGTCGCGGACCGCGAACCGCTCGGTGTTGGCGCAGACCGGCCGCCACGGCGTCACCACGGTCTGCGCGGTGCTGGTCCCGTCGTGGCTGTTGATCGCGACCAGGAACAGCTCGATCGTGTCGTCGAGGCCGCCCGGGTCGATCGTGACGGCCTGCGGGACGCGCATCGAGACGAACACCTTGCGGCCGTCGCGCAGCGATCCGGCGGACTCCCAGACCACGCCCTGCTGACCTACCAGGTCTTCCAGGAAGCGGAACAGGCTGCGGTTCTGGATCTCGCGGTACTTCCCGCCGACCACGCCGAGCGGCGCGTGGGTGTCGTCGCGGACGGTGACGTAGGCGTCGGGGACGGTCCGGATCTCGCCGTCCACGCTGTAGCGGACGCTGCGGCGCTCCACCTGCCAGGCGATCCCGGCGAGGCGCAGCACCTCATCGATGTCGCTGATCCCGCCGGGGATGATCTGGCCGAGGCCGTGCCAGGCGGGGACGGCGCTGTAGAGGGCGGCGTCGCCGGTGCCGGTGAGGTCCAGGCCGTGCTGCGGCAGGATCAGGCCGCCCTGGTTCACCAGGATCTCGCCGTTGTCGTACGAGCCCGGGTCGGTGACCCGGTAGCGGCCGTTGCCGACCGGGGTGAGCTTGCCGGACGCGACCCGCTGGTCCCAGGCGGCTTGGCGGGCGCGGGCGGTGTCGATCTGGGTGGAGCGCTCGGCGGCGAACGCCTCGTTGATGTTGCTGGACACGGTGTCCTCCCGATGGGGGGTGAGATACGACGTGCCCTTCCGGGGCTTGAACCCGGATGCCTGCCGGTAGGGCGTGTGAGTCAGGGGACGACGGGCAGGTCGGGGGTCCAGCGGGCGGCGTCGCCGCTGAACCCGTCCGGGTCCACCTCGGCGATCTCAGCGCGGATGCGCTCCTCCGCCGTGTACTCGGCGATCTCGGCGGCGGTCAGGGGCGTGATCGAGGTGGGCCGCACGTGCCGGATGAGGGTGCCCGCTCCGACGGGGGCCAGGTGGTAGCGGCAGGTGCCAGCCCGGTTGTCGAGGCAGGTCCCGGAGATCTCGTAGACGCCGTGCCGGTCTTCGAGCGAGCCGTGGTAGCGGACGAGGACACCGAAGCCGAGCGGGTTGATCATCACGGGACTCCTCACGGGTAGATCGGGCAATCGGGGGTCCAGCGGGCGGCGTCGCTGTAGTAGCCGGTCGGCTGAATCCGGGCGATCTCCTCCCGGATGCGGGTGAGCGCGTCGCGGGCGGGGCGGTCCAGCAGGAGCGGGCCGCGCAGCAGGTCGGCCGACACGATGCGGTCAAGGCGGAAGGTGCGCGGCTCCTCCGACAGCCGGTCCATGGCGCGGACCAGCAGGTGCCCCGCGCGGGTGGTCTCCACCGCGTACGGCTCGATGATGCGGAGCGTGGAGACGCCCTCGGCGTCGGAGTAGGCGATCAGGACCGGGCGCTCGAATTCGGCCGCGCGGATCATGAGGGCCTGGTTGGCGAACAGTGCGGCGGCACTGGGGGGCGCGATGGGCGTCATCGCAGGTCACCTGCCTTGCTGGACTACCTCAATCGTCCGCTTAACCTTGCGGACTGTCAACCTTTTTCGGACGGCCAATCCTTGACAGTGCGCAAGCTCGGCAGGGACCATGAGCGCAGGCGCGGCAGCGCGGCTGACCAGCGACAGCGAGGAGGGCGGCGGATGCCGCGATGGAGCGTGCGAGTGGACCTCGCCACCGAGGCCGACGACGAACGCGCCCGAGCACTGGCCGCAGAGCTGGCAGACATCCTCGGCAGGCTCGCCGTTCACACCAGTCCCAGCAGTGGGACGGCCGACCGGGTGTCGGCGCTACTGGCCGTCGAGGCGGCCACACTGCGCGCCGCCCAGGAGCACGCGCGCCACGAGATCGCGGCAGCTCTGCGCGAGCACCGCGGGGAGGTGGTCGGGATGGACACCCGGCTCTGGGACGAGACGCACACCGCACGGGACGCGCCCGAACTCATGGGCGTCCAGGAGATCGTCGAGGCGATCGGCGGGAACTCCCCGCAGGAAAGGATCTCGCGGCAGCGCGTCCACCAGATCGTCAAGCGCGCGGACTTCCCCGCGCCGGTCGCGCGACTGGCGTCCGGGTCGGTGTGGCTCGGCTCCGACGTCCGGCGCTTCCTCGCCACCTGGGAGCGTCGCGCGGGCAGGCCGCCCAAGCGCGAGCCATGACCGCCGGCGGCATCCCGCCTACGATGGAGGCGGCCCCTTGGGGCCGAGGTTCGGGCCGGTGGGAGTGCCGCGAGCATGCCGCGCGCGTGTTCGTTCCCACCGGCCCCCTGGGCACGCGAGAAGGGCCCCGGACGGTGATCGTCCGGGGCCCTTGGTGCGGGTCAGTTCAGCGACGGCGGCGGGACGGGCGGCATCGGCTCACGCCCGTGGATCATCTCGTGTGCGGTGAGCGCCTGCCCCATCGCCTGCCGCATGAGGACCATCGCGACCTCCTCGCGATAGGCGGTGCCGAGCGCGCGCAGGTGAAGCAGCGTGTCGAAGGCGGCGAGCCAGAACATGATCGACCCGTGGAGCACCTGCCCGATTTCGGACACGTCCCCCTCGGCTCCGTACAGCTCACCGGCGGCGCGGGCGGCGGCGTCCATCGCGGTCCCGATCGGGTCGCCGGACAGGTCGTCCGCAGCGCCCCCGAGCGGCGGCAGGCTGATCGGCTCGGGCAGGCAGCGCAGCGTCTTGGCGATGCCCTCGTACGCGGCGGTCCAGCGCCCGATCAGTTGCTCCATGCGTTCCGGTTCCATCGTGGGCCCCTTTCGTGGGCGGCCGAGGTTGTGATCCGCCGGGGCCGGAGGTGCCGACTCCGATTCCCGGCAATTCCACACTACGCCGCTGGCCGAAAATTGTGGAGAGATAAAGCTGGAAAGGCTGGCCAGAATGCGCCAAGATCTGCGCGGCTAAACGCGTGGATCATTCAGCAGCACGAATTCCCCGAGCGTGTACTCGCGGTCGGCGACCTGCGTCCACGTCGCGGCGAACCGCCTGCCCGGAAGCTCACCGACGGGAATTCCGGCATCACCGGCGATCACGGCGGACGGCATTCTGACCTCGCGGTCGTCGCGCGCGGGAACGACCACGATGGCGTCGTCCCCGACGGTCAGCAGTACGAGCACCTCGACGCGTTCGGAATGGCTCATGCCGCCTCCACTTTCGCGATCTCGTCATGGCGGTAGGCGAACCGTCCTCCGCCCGCCGTGATGATGGTCAGCCCGCGCTCGCCCTGCCCGGCGAACTCGCCCACGACCGGCCCCGGCACCGCCCACGGGTTGAGGGTGAGCCGCACGCGCCGTCCCTTGAGATGCTCGCGGTCCGGGACGCTCATCCCGCCATCCTGCCCTGCCGCGCGGCCAGGTACCGGGAGACCGACCCGAGGTCGTACCAGACGGACCCGCCCCGCTCCTCGCTGCGGATGTGCCCGCGGTGCGCCCACGACCGGATCGTGGACGCCGTGACCTGCTGGCCGTACGAGCGCAGCGCGTAGGTCTGCACGCGCTCGGCCGTCACCATCCGCCCCGCGATCGTGTCCCGCAGGTACGGCGCGGCCTCCTGCGGACCGCACCGCGAGCACCGGGCCTCCCACGCCTCGGCCCGGGTCAGCACCATGGAGACGGTGCCCGTGCAGCGCTGCCCGTCCTCATCCGCGCTCCGGCACCGCTCCCCCGTCGCCAGACGGCGGACCGGATCCAGCAGCGAGCGGGCACGGCGGACCAGCTCGGCGAACACCGGCGGAGACTCGGCGGCGGCGGGCAGGGTCGCCGCGATCCAGTCCACCTGGTGGGCCAGCAGCTCGGCCACGGCGCGGACGGTGGACTCGGGCAGGGTGAGGCCGCGCGCGTCGGCGACGTGCAGGGCCCACCAGATCAGGTCGTGGCGGATCTGGTCCCGGTGGCCGGCGACGGCGGGATTGATCGGGAGCGGATGGCCGGAGGAACCGGTGACACGCTGCCCCGCCCCTCCGGTGACAGCCAGGGCCTCGGCGAGCGCGTCGTACAGGCGCGGCAGCGCGTCGAGGTCGAAGCGCAGGTCGTAGTAGCACCGGGCGCACAACCGGAGCGCGGGCAGGGCGCGGCGCTCGTCGTCGCCGTGGTCGGTCACGCACAGGTCGTTTGTCGTCATCGAGCTTCCTCGAAGTGGACTTGGGGGCGAGCCCAGCGGATGCCCACGCCGCGACCGCGCCACATGAACGCCATGCCGATCGTCACGCCCCGGAAGGGCGTTCCGGGGATCGCGCCGTAACGGTTCCAGGCCGCGAGAGGATGCGGTCTGGCAGGACGCAGGAAGTCGATACGGGGTCTGACGAATCGGCGGCTCCACACCTCGACTTGCTCGTTCACCTGTCCTCCCTCATGCCGCGCGTGGCCAGCCGGTGCAGGCCGGTGACGAGTTCGACGGCCGCCATCACCGCCAGGGCGGCGGGCCACGCGAGCCCGCCGAAGATCTCAAACTCGTCGTTGCGCCCGTCCAACCAGCGGACGCCGACCCAGGCCAGGAGTCGCATCATGGCGGCGGCCACGGCGAGGTAGGCGACCGCTCCGGCGATGGCCAGCAGCGCGTTCACGCCCGGCCTCGCACGTCGCCGATGATGAGGCCGATGGAGGGGGTCACGGCGTCTCCGTGGGGTCTGTGCCGGGGCAGATGAACGGGTAAGGCAGGTCGCGGCGTCCGGTGCACGCCGGGCAGTCCTCGGCGTTGGCGCCCGTAACGTGTGCGGGGAACGGCATGCCATCGAATCGGCGGCCGAACTGCTCCTCGGGGGCGTCACTGGCGTGCGGATGCCCGTGGCGGTCGAAGCAGACGATGCGGTTGACCAGGCGGGTGGGTCGCGGGGCGGGCGGGTCGTGGCGTTCGGGGTGGGCCGACAGCAGCCGGACCAGGGCACGGCAGACGCGGTCGATCACTGGGGCTCCTCCGAGACGGGTTCGAGGGCGGCGAGGATCTCGCGGCGCGCGACGTACAGAGGCCAGTCCTCGGGCTCGACGGCATCGGCCTCGGTTGCGGGCCATGTGCCGACCAGTTCGCGGACACGGTCGGCGGCGGCTTCGGCGCGCTCCGCGCGGTCGCGGAGCCTGTCGAGCTGGCAGCGGAAACACCAGTCGGCGCAGCCGTGCCCGAAGTCGGCGTGCGCGTCCGGGAACCCCTCCAGCAGCCGGTCGAGGGTGGCGACCTTCGCTTCGAGGTAGGCGGTGCGCTCGCAGGCGCGGTCGAGGACGGGCTGCACGATCCGCATCGCCGCGTCGGTCTGGGTTTCGATGCTGAACCCGTCGCGGTCGATAGCGTCGCGGAGCCGGGCGCGCAGGTCGTCGTCCGGGTCCACGACCGCGACCACCAAGGCACGCCCGCACGCCTCGGCGATCTTCTCGGCCCACTTCAGCGACAGGTGCGCCTTGCCGATCAGCATCTGAGACAGGTGCTTTTGGGAGACGCCGATCTCCTCGGCGACGGTGATCTGCGCGCGCCCGGCGGCGGTGATGGCGTCTTGGAGATCGTGGCCGAGTCGCTCCGCCGCGTTCACGTGTCGCCTCCGGCGATGCGGGCGGCGCGGGTCTCCCTCGGCAGGACGGTGGCGGTGAGCCGCCCGGCGCGGACCTCCTGCCGTTCGGCGGAGGCCAGGGGCCGGACGGGGCTCCCCCGGTGACCGCACGCGCAGTCGGGCGACAGGCATCCCTCGTGGTCGCGGCGCTGGCATCTGGCGCAGATCACGCGTCCTCCTCCGTCCGGGCGAGGACGTCGGCAACGGTCAGACCGTTCACAACCAGCTTCGCCGCGTGCTCGCGGGCCAGGTCGAGGGCGTCGGCAAGCGTGAACAGGTGGGCGTCCCGCCACGCGCCGAACGCGGCTTCGTAGGCCGCGCGGTCGGCCTCGGTCTCGGGCTCGTACCAGCCGAACGGGCCCTCGTAGCCAGGCGACCACTTCCCATCGCCGCCGAGCATCAGCAGGCCGTGCGACACCGACCACCGCTCGCCGCCCTGGTACTCGACCGAGATCGTGAACGCGACGGCGTCCGGGTGGCCCTCGGGCAGGCGCGAGGCGGTGAAGCGGGCGGCGCAGACCCGGACGGCGGGGTCAGGTGGCATCGCGGGTCTCCAGGGCGGTGGGGCGGTCGGTGAGGCGCGGCGGCCAGTACAGGCCCGGCAGGTGCGGGTCGTGCGTCATGCGGGCGCGCCGCCAGCGGCCGGCGTGCAGGTGTTCGCGCCACTGGCGTGCCATCGGCGTTTCGGTCATCGGGGGTCCCTGGTGTCGGGGTGCTGAGGAGCTGCGAGGTACTCGGGCCCGGCCGGGGCGCGTTCGGTTTCCTGGCGGCGTTCGCGCAGAGCGGCGCGCGCCTCGGCGGCGCGGCGGTGGGCGAGGTCGGGGTCACGCGGCCCGGACGCGATGACCGCCTCGGCCGGACGCGGCACCGGACGCCAGCCCTCCTCGCACATGGCGGCGATGAACGCGGCGGCCCACGCGTCCGGGTCGGCGAGCGCGGCGACGTGCGCCACGCGGCGGGACAGCTCGCGCGTGGCGGCGTCCACGGCGCGCTGAAGCTCGGGGTCGCGGTCGGTCACGGTTCCTCCGGGACGAAGCGCGGCGGCCACTCCCCCGGCCCGCCGAGCGGGCCGCGCGGCACCGCCCCGGCTGGGAGGACGCCGTAGCCGGTATGGCAGGACTCACCGGTGTGCCACCAGGCCCCGGACGGGCCGCGCTCGCCGGGGCCTCCGCAGAACGAGCAGTGGCCGGGCTTCATGACCTGGGCACGGCTGGGTTCGGTCACGTGATCACCTCGACGGGTTCCAGACGTTCGAGGCGGCCCCGGATGAGGCACGGGTGGCCCGCACCGCCGTTCCAGCAGAAGATGCAGTTGAGCTGGCCTTCGATCAGAAGCGGGACGTGATCGTCGCAGAGCCGCATGGCGAAGACGTGCTCGTGCACGCATCCGCCGGTGCCGCGGTGGGTCGCTGGCGCGAAACACCGGCGGCCGTCCGACGTGGCGCTCTGGCACGGGCCCGTCATGACGGGCCTCGCCCGGCGCGCGCCGCCTCGTTGCCGGGGGTTCCGTGACCGCGCGGGATGCCCAGCGCGCGGCAGCAGTGCGCGCAGCGAGGGCGACTGAGCCGCGAGAACAGGCCGGGCCACGCCATGACCGTCGTGACGCCACAGCGGGCCGTAAGCGTCAGCTCGTTAAGGCGGAGCGCCTCGCAGGCGTCCTCGTCGTCGGGGTCAGGCGCTGTGGCGGGGACGGCGTGCAGCCGGTTCCGCGCCGCGAAGGTCGTTAGCCACCAGTGGCCGTGGTTGTCGGCCGTGGGCATCGCGGTCACGTCGGCTCCTCGGCCGCGATCTCCAGCAGCACGGCCGCGTGGCAGTGGTCGGGCTGTCCGGGCTCGGGCAGCGGGCACCAGCAGGCGAGGTCGTGGCCGGCCAGCTCGCGGCGGACGTCCTCCACGTCGAAGTCGAGGCGGCCGTCGAGCAAGTCCTCGCGGTACCGGCGGGCGGCGACGCCGCGCGCCTCGCCGGGCGCGCACCAGACCTCCTGGTGCCACTGGTTCCGGACCGTCCGGCTGCTGACGGCGCGCCAGGGGTTGCCCCACTTGGTACCGCGTCCGACGTAGATCGCTCCCTCGGCCAGGCGCGAACCGCGCGTGCGTTTCCGCTGGATGCGCTTCGCGCTCACGTGTGCTCCCGGCGGTCGTCGAGGTCGGGGATGTGCTGGCCGGTCGCGGCGTGGTACTGCCGGTCGCAGTAGGCCAGCTGGTCGCGGAGCAGCTTCTGTTCGGCGCGCAGGGCGCGGACCATGCGGCGGCGGGCGCGCTCGTCGAGCACGCGGCACCACCAGGCGTCGAGACGATCGATGATCATGCGGTGTCCTCTCGGAGCGGATGGCATTCAGGGCAGCGGGCCACGCGGCCGTCGTCGAGTTCGATCTGGCGTTTCACGTCGTCGCTGCACTGGCCGCACCACGGCGGCACGGCGCGCCCGGCCGGACCCGTGGGTCCGGTCCGGCCGGGCGCGCCGCGCGCTCGGGGCCGGTCCCCGGCCCCGCTTCCTTCGGGGCGGGGCGGGGACGGGGCATCGTCTTGAGACGCGTCTATAGACGCGTCTCTGTCCACAGGTTTTTCCACAGGGCCGTTCTTGCGCTTGTCCAACCAGCGACGCTGCCGCTCGGCCTTGGCGACTCGGCCCTTCTCTACCTTCGAGCGGGACGGCTGGAACTCCAGGTAGTCGTGGATGAGCCAGCCGCCGTCCACCCGACGCCAGAGTCCCGACCTGCACAGCTCATCGACGAACTTGTCCGGCCGCCGCATCCTTGCCACCATGCGCAGCTCTGCTGCCGAGATCCGACCATCGGTCAGATTCCTAGCGGACCAGCAGATGGCTGACACGTGGAGCCGGAAGGCGGCGTCCGACAATCCGTCGATTTTGCGGTGGATCGGGAACTGGTCATCGAAGCGGACCCAGGGCACCTACGGCCTCCTTCCTGTGCTGTCAGGGGGCACTCGGCCCGGCTATCGGGCTGTCGGGTACTCGTCGGGCAGCGTCATGCCGGGGCGGCCGTTGACGAGGTTGGGCTTGAGGTGGACCTTGCAGCCCGCCTTACGGGCCTGCGCGACGATCCGCGCGACCCACTCCAGCGGCGGCGCGAACGCCGGGACGGCGCCGTCCGGCTGCCGGGTCCCGGTCTGCGCGCCGATCACCACCCAGTCGAAGACGCTGAGGTCGGTGAACTCCAGCGGCTCACGCAGCGGCTCCAGGGACAGCCACTTCACCGCCCCGCCGTCGAGGTGCCGGAACGCGTCCTCGGCGATCCGGACGCGCTTCTGCTCGTCCACTGAGGTGCCGACCCATGCCGTGGGCGGCAGGTCCAGGCCGACGTAGCGGGCGGGGAACTTGGTGAGCAGGATGTACTGCCACCAGGGCGCGCCCGCCATCGCCTCGTGCACGGCCGTGATCCACTCGTCCGGCACCCACCGGCCGTACAGGTCGGCCATGGAGCACACGAACACCCGCTGCCACGCCGGGTCGCCCTGGTGCCTGGCCGGGACGCTGGTGTTGACCGGGGCGGCGAGCCGCTCCTCGTGGAACAGCGGCGTGAACCCGGCGGGAAAGGCGTTCGGGAACCGCGTGGCGATCGCACGCGCGTAGCAGTAGTCGCACCCGTGCAGGCAGCCGGTGACCGGGTTCCAGCTCCACTTCGCCCACGAGATCCCGGCGCCGGTCTGCGGGGTGAACTTGGCCTTCCCGGACGGCCTCGGGTAGGCGACCTCCCGACCGTCGTGGGTGCGCAGGGTCACCAGTGTGCGGGCCATCACGCTCCTCCTTCTGCGGCGTCCGTGCCGCGTGCGGACCGCAGAAGGTCGCGGTCGGGTGGGGTGAGGTAGGCGGCGTGCAGCGTCCTGATCAGCCGCCGCATCAGCTCCACCACGCTGGGGTCGCCCGGCGGGTCGGGGCGGGCGCGCTCGGCCTCCAGCAGCCGGATCCGCGCGTCGAGTTCGTCGGTCATCGCTGCCGCCGGTACTGCTGCTTGGCCTTGTACTCGCACTTCTTGCACGCCGAGGCCCGGCCGTCGCGGGTGGTCTTGTTGCGGTAGAACTCGTCCAGCGCCTTGAATTCGCCGCAGCGGGTGCACTCCTTGAGGTCGATCGGGGCGGGCACCGCCTCCTGCGGCTCGGCCTCGGCCCCGGTCCGTCCCATCGCCCGGCGCACGGCGCGGCGCTCCAGCTCGGTCAGGCCGCCGATCATCCCGCCGGGGTCGGGGTGGGCGTAGGTGCCCAGCCCCAGCCCCCAGGCGCGGCACGGCCGCCAGACGGGGCATCGTGCGCACAGGGCGCGGGCGAGTTTCACTCCCGCCGTGCTGGTGGCCTCCAGGAGCTGCGGATGGTCCCGGCACAGGCCGCGCAGGTCCCAGTCGCCCATGCCCGGCGGGGCCTGAGTGACGGCGACGGTGCCGGGAACTGCGGGGTCCGTCATGCGGTGGCCTCCTTCCGGGGCCGGCCGACGCCCGGCTCGCCGGGCTCCCACCGGTAGGTGGTGCGCCAGTAGACGCCGATGCGGCAGGCGGCGGACCAGCGGGACAGTTCCGCGGCGCGCGCCGCGAGGTAGGCGCGGCGCAGGTCCCTGTGCTCGTCGCACCACCGCCGGAAGGTGGCAGACGCCACGCAGTCGGCATGCGCGCACACCGGAGGCGGAGTGGGCGGGGCGATGTGGCGGCGGACGGTCTGCGGGGTGACGCCGACGCGCGTGGCGACCTCCTCGACCGACAGGCCGCCCTCGATCAGCCAGGCGCAGTCCTCGCGGATCGCTGCCGTCCGGGCCCGGCCTCTTCGCGGGGCGGGTGGATCGGCCTCGGGGTCGGCACCGGCGCGGTACCAGCGGAAGTAGCAGGCACTGCACCATCCGCGTTGGGGCCTGCCCGGACACGGCTCGCCGCAGTTGCCGCAGGCAGGCCGATCGCCAGGCGCGCGGCGAAGGGTGCCCACCCCGGCCGCTCCCCTCGCTGCGGCGGCCGGGGTGGGGTCTGTGAAGGCGGCGGTCACGAGGCCGTCCAGCCATCGGGTAGCCGGTAGCGGCCGGTCCTGCGCCACTCCCGTTTGCACGCGGCGTGCGCCTTGCGGCAGGCGTCGCAGAGCGGCTGGCCGCGGCGTCGGTGCCGCATGATGGCGGCGGGCGTGCCGCACGGCTTCAGCGGGCGGGTCACGTTGCCTCCTCGCCGGGTTCGGACGGCGGAGGGCGCAGGCCGCCCTCGCGCACGGCGGCCGCAGCCCGCCGCGCGTCGATCTCGCCGAGGCCGTCGCGCCGGACCCGCTCGACGCGCTCGCGCGCCTCTGCCCAGCAGATGGCGGCGACGGCGGTGGCCAGCGCGGCGAGCGGGATCAGGGACAGCAGCGTCGTCATGAAGCGCCGCCCGTCCGGACCGGCATGATGATCGCGTTGAAGCCGTCCGGGCCATGGAGCACCACCGGCTTGTGCGCCGTGAGGAACGAGATCCTGATCGGTTCGACGATGTGCCCGCGAGCCGTGATGGCCCGGGAGACCCTCGCCATGAAGTGCGGGCTGAGGTGCACCTCGTGCGCGTAGGTCTTGGGGTCGATCTCGGACCAGCCGTCGAGCATCTTCTGGTAGTCGGGGAAGCCGTCGAACTCGGGCGGCGTGAAGGTGATCGAGGTCTCGAACTCCTCGAACTCGCCGAGGAACCGGGCGGTGACGCGGCCCTCGACGCGAGCGAAGGAGACCATGCCCATGACGGGCTTGCGGGCCGTGCCCTTGGGAACCATCGTCAGCAGGCGGCGCGCGATATGCGCCGGGATGAGCAGGCCGTACGGCTCGCCGGTGACCTTCACGTGCTCCCAGTACAGGGTGTACCGGTCGGTCGCGGCGAACTCGATACCGTCATCGATCACCTTGACCTGCACGTTCTCTAGCGCGGGCCACGTGCCGGTGCGATCGGTGAAGGCAAGCGCAGTCGTGAGCGCGCGCCGCAGAACGATCGCCTCGATGGTGAACTCGGTCGGCTCGGTCATGCCGCGTGTCCCTTCAGGTGGCGGGCAGGGTAGGTGTCGCGGCGGGCCAGCCACAGCGCCCACGCGGCGCGCAGGCGGCCGACCCGGACGGGCTCACGCATCGCTCTCACCGCCGTCCTCGGGTGCGGGATGAAACCGGCCGGCGGGCGGCTCACCCCCGTCCGGGGTGGTCGTCTCGGGCAGCTCGCGGGAGGCCCCGGCGGTGTGGATCGCCTCGGCGCGCTGGGTCTCGTCGGCGTAGCCGAGCGCGGCGGCGGCGTGGCAGACGCACTCGCAGCCGTCGCCGGTGCACATGCCGTGCGCGCCGTGCGCGCACGGGTCCTCGTCCGCGAGCGTCGGCGGCACCTGCGCCGGTGCCTGGGTACCGGGCAGGAGCGCGGCGGGGATGGTGAGGTGCTCCTCACCCGCCAGCAGCACGGCCATGCGCAGGTAGCGGCGGGCGTCGTCGCGGGCGGTGGTGAGTTCGCGGCCGAGGTCGGCGTGCCGGCCGCGCAGTTCGCCGAGGGCCTTCTCGTACTGCGCGATTTCGGGGTCGATCAGTGCCTGAGCGGCGGTGATCTCGGCGCACCGGTCGTGGCGGCCCTGCGCGGCGCGGAGGGCTTCGAGGATCGGGGTGGGGAGGGGTTCAGTCATCGTCGGTCTCCTGGCTGCGGGCCAGCTCGGTCCGGTAGAGGGCGTCGTACTCGGCGGCGTGGCGCTCTGCCAGCGCCTTCAGCGCCCGGTGCCGTGCGCTGCCGGTGGGCCTGATGTAGGCGGCGTTGGCCTGGCGGCACGGCTCGCAGGGCTGCTCACCGCGCCGCTTGTGGCGCTTGTAGGCGGCGCGCGTGCCGCAGGGCTGCAAGGTGCGGCTCACCGGGACTCCTGGTCGGCCGGGGGGTTCATGCGGCGCGCCTCGGCGGCGAGTTCGGCGGCCAGCAGCGGCGCGTACCGCTCCGGCAGGGTCCGCGCCAGCTCGGCCATGGCGCGTCTGCGGGAGCGCTGGTAGACCCCTCCGCTCCGGCTGGTGACGCCATCGGCGGCGAAGTGCTCGGCCTCCAGCCGCGCGAACATCTCCGGGAAGGTGCGCGCCAGCCTGGTCAACGCGCGGTTGCGGGCGCGCTGGTAGCCGCCGCGCTTGGCGTAGACGTAGGCGGACTTGGCTTTGCGGCACGCTTCGTCGATCGGCTGGCCGTGGCGTCGGTGGCGCTCATAGGCGGCGCGGGTGCCGCACGGCCGCAGGTCGCTGCTCATCGGGGCTCCTGGCGGGTGGCGACGGGGTGCGCCTCGGCGGCGAGTTCGGCGGCCAGCAGGTCGGCGTATTCGGTGGGCAGCAGCCGGGCCAGCTCGGACTTGGCGCGGCGGTGGGCCCGCTGGTAGGCCGGGCCACTGCGGGTGGTGACGCCGTCGGCGGCGAACTCGCGGATCTCCAGGGCTGCGAACGCGTCCGGATGCGCGTGGGCGAGCCGGGTCAGCGCACGGGTGCGTGCGCGCTGCGCTTCGCCGTGTCTGGCGTAGGTGTGGGCGCTGTTGACCTTCCGGCAGGCGTCGCACGGCCGTTCGCCATGCCTGATGTGCCGCTGGTAGCCGGACGTGGTGCCGCACGGGGCGCTCACGATGCCGCCTCCTTGTCCAGAAGATCGGCCAGCACCGCCCGGTACTCGGCGTCGTAGATGCGGGCCAGCTCGTACTTGGCGCTCATGTAGGTGGCCGTGGGGGGCTGGGACGGGGAGCGCCGCCGCTCGGCGGACAGCAGCGCGTCGAACTCGGCCCGGTGCCGGTCGCGGACCACGTTGCGCGCGCGAGCCGCGACCACCCGGTTCCCGGGATGGGCCATCGAGTAGTCGGCGTTCGCCCGACGGCACTCCGCGCAGGGCTCCTCGCCGTAGTACAGGTGCCGGGCATAGGCCGCGCGGGTGCCGCACGGCTGGAGCGGGCTCACCGGGACACCTCCTTCGCCAGCCGCGCCCGGTGCTTGGCCAGCAGCCCGGCGAACTCGCCGGGGTGCAGCGAGGCCAGCCGCGTCCCGGCCCGGCCGCTGGCCCGCCGGAGGCTGTCCTCCCCCGCGTCGGGCTCGCTCGCCAGTTCCTCGGCCCGCAGCGCCAGGAAGGTGTCCCAGTGCAGCCGGGCCAGCTCCCACTTGGCGCGCCCGCGCGGCTTGTTCGCCGTGTTGATGGCCGCCAGGCACTCCCGGCACGGATCCTCGCCGTGGTAGAGGTGCCTGCTGTAAGCGGCGACCGTGCCGCAGGGCTTCAGCGGGGCGGTCACGGCGCACCGTCCTCGGGGACGATGCTGCCGCCGTAGGACATCAGCGCGTTGTATTTGGCCATGCTCGCCTCGGAGATCGCGATCACCTCGTAGGCGACCGGTCCCCACGTCCGCTTCGCGCGGTAGTGCGACGTCCCGGTGGGCGTGGTGCCGAGCAACTCGGCCACCCGGTCCACCTCAGCGCGCTGGTCGGCGTCCGATCCGTCCGCGTGCACCACCAGCTCCGCGCGGCCCGGGAGCGGCACCTCGCCGTGCGCGTCGAGGTAGTCCGCAGCCTCGCGAAGGGCCTCGGTGAACGCCTTGCGTCCGTTCGGGTCCTGCATCACGCCGCCTCCGTCCGGTCGAGCGGGCGGCGGCGGACCTGCGCCCACACGCCCAGCGCCGTGCCCCGATAGCTGGCCAGGACGTAGCAGTTGGTCCACGCCGTCACGCCGTCGTCGGCGTCCACCCGGACGACCGCCCGGTGCAGGAACTCGGCGTAGTCGCAGATCGCCGTGAGCGCGTCATTGCCGGACGCGCGGACGACCCCGAACATCTCGCCGGTGTCGGTGATCTCCCACTTGGCGGCAGGGAGGCCGATCTCCAGCAGGTGCGCGAGGGTGAGCGCGGCGCAGATCTGCCGCCCTCGCGGGCTGGTCTTCTCGATGTACAACTGGTGCACGGCCGTTTCTCCCTTCGTGGTGCGGCCGTCGCCGCCGCTCCGGCCGTCATCCGGGGCGGCGGCCCGTAGGTACGGGCGGCGTGGGGCCGAGCACGGGACACCCGGCCCCACGCCGGTCATGAGGCGTCCCGAGGGCCCGGCGGGACGTCCGGCTCGCCCCGGTCGTGCCGCCGGAGCGGCACCAGGTCCGGGACCGGGATGGGACGGCGGGGCAGGCGGCCGAGCACCTGGTCGGCGCGCGCCACCGCCTCGACCGTGCTGGCCGGGTCGTGGATGATCGCGTCGCTGATGGCCAGGGCGATCAGGGCGTGGGCGATGCTGGCGAGCCACTCGCCCTCGTCGGCGCGGAACTCCGCCTCGCGGATGTGGGGCCACGGGTCAGCGCTCACCGATCTTCACCCCCTTCTCCCGCGCGATGATCAGCGCGGACATCTCCAGCAGCGCCCCGGCATGCCGCCCGAACGCGATCTCGTCCTCGGGAGCCGCTGCCAGCAGCGCATCCCACTGCTCCTCGTCGTCGGCGGCGCGCGCGGCGAGCATCCGGCCCGCCCACACCACCTCGGGCCGCGTCACCTCGTCCGGGCCGGTGATGGCTCCGTCGCCGTCCACGGCCTGCCACGAGATCGCGACCGGTGTGCCGGGGACGATCCCGGAGACGTGGATGGCGGTGTCGCACAGCGCCAGCAGCGCCCGATCCACACCGTCGGGCCCGCACTCGTCCCCGACCTGCTGGAGGAGCCGCATCGCGCGGTGCCAGTCGCTCGCCAGGGCGGCGGTCAGGCTCGCGGAGGTGAGCGCCAAGGCGTCGTGCTGGTTGTTCGGCAGCCGGTCCATCAGGCACCGCCCGCCCGCTCGGCACCGACACGGCGGACCAGCGCGCCGATCTCTTCGTCGTCGCCGTGCTCGTTCACGACCTGCGCGGCGGCCATCCGGTGCTGGGACAGCTCGTAGTAGATCTGCCGGAGCCGCTGCACCGACGTCGCCGGGTCCAGGGCCTCGTCCCGGTAGTCCACCGCCGTCCGGACGGGAGCCTCACCGCGCTCGATCTTGACCGCGTCGGTGTCGGGGTCGCCCGTCGGCACCTGCGCGGCGGTCAGCAGCAGCACGCGCTGCGCGACCGACTGAGCCTTCGCGGTGCCCTTGTCGCTGCTGTCCAGGGCCTCGCCCGCCGACTGGAGAAGGTGCGGCAGGCAGTCCCCGCGCGGCCCCATCACCAGCCAGGACACGGTGACCGTGGTCTCCTTGGACGGCTTGTTCTGGGAGGTGCGGACGTCGCGGTAGTGCGCCTCGACCTCGACCGGCAGGACCAGAACGCCGTGCTTACGCAGCACGGGCCCGAAGGCGTTCACGGTCCGGTCGATACCTCGGAAGGAGTACGCGCCGGGGCCGGTGTACTCGTTGCCCTCGCCGCCTTTGCCGATCTTGCGGACGTCGGCCATCACGCGCGACCACGCGACATGCACGGGCACCGGCTCGGGGCCGTCCGGTCCGGGCTCGGGGATGTCCACCTCGGGCAGCGGCGCGGCCGAGGCCGAGATGCCCGAGCCGCCGAGCGGCGGAGTGGCCGCGTCGGAGACCGGCTCACCGCTCGCGAGCCGGGCGGCGTTCTCACGCAGAGACGGAGACATCGATGTCCTCCTCGGTCAGCCGCCGTTCGCGGGCGATCGACAGGCGGCGGTAGGGTGCCTCGGTCACGCAGTCGGCGTACGCGGCGGGGTGCAGCTCGGCGAGCCGGTCGAGATCGACGTTCGAGCGGGTCAGCGGATCGCCGTCGCGGGTGACGGCGTCCAGCGAGTAGGCGGCCACGGTCTGGTCGTAGAGCACGGCGGCCTCGGCGCTGTCCAGCAGCTCCACCAGCCGCGCCTTCGCTCGCGCCTTGGCCTTCTTCGCGCGGCCCTCTGCGAGCCGCTGCGTCTCGTACTCCAGGAGCGCTTCGGTGGCGTCGGCGGCGGCCTGCCCGTCGAGCCGGGCGATGCCGTCGCGGTCGGGGTGCAGCCGGTCGTACAGGTCGAGGACGGCGTCGGGGTCCTCGGCACCGCTCAGCGGCGGCACCCGCCCGGCGAGCACGTGCTCGTGCCAGAACCGATCGACCGCGGTCACGATGTCGGCGATCAAGTCGGTGTGGTCGGCGCGGCGCACGGCGTACTGCCGGAAGTCGTTGCCGCCGATCCGGCACGCGACGTGCACGTGATCCATGCCGGTGACGTGGATCTGCCAGAGCACCTGCGCGAGGACGTCGTCGGGGACCGAGCGCCTCCACTTGCCGGCCAGCCACGCGGACCGGTGCTTGACCTCCAGCGCGCACCGGTCGGGCAGGTGCCGGTCGAGCGGGCACTCGGTGACGAGCCGGTCGAGGGTGCAGCCGCGATGGGTGGCGTCCTTGCGGGCGATGAGGCCGATCCGGCGGACGACGGACCTGTTGCGGCGGGCCCACTCGCGCGCCGTGGTCTCCTCGTCCAGGCTGCCCCACAGGGCCGCCTCGCCCGCGTCCTCCTCCAGGGGCAGCATGCCGCGCTTGTCGTAGTAGACGGCCTGCGGCGTGCCGCGCGGGGCCACGCCGAGGATGGCGGCGACGTCGGAGGAGCCGATCAGCGACCGGCGCTCGGCCAGCCACACGGCGCGGTCCGCCGAGGCGGGGACGATCAGCCGGTACGGGACGCTCATTCGGGGTCCTTGGTCGGGGCGAGTGCGGGGTGGCCGACGGCGATCAGCCCGGAGGCCAGGGCGGCAGCGAGGTAGCGGCAGTGCCCGCGCGACTCGGCGTCGTCCAGGCGGGGCGCGGTCACCGCGAGCGCGGTGACGATCAGCGCGACGTCGGCCGGGGCGAGGCCGTCGATGCGGGCGCTCATCCCTGCCCCCGCTCGCGGCGGCGCTGGGCCCTGGCCTTGCGCCGGTACCGGTCCTTCGCGCGCTTGGCGGCCCGGTCGCTGGTGGCCCCGCCGAGCCGGATCGCGTCGTACTCGGGCCAGCGGTCGGGGTTGAGCGCGATGTCCGGGTCGGCCCCGTAGAGGGCGGTGAAGGCGCGGCAGAAGACGCACATCACGCCTCCCCGCGCTCGGTGTCGCGGCGGGCGGCGGCGCGGTGTGCGGCCTCGGAGCCGAGGGTGACGAGCGCGTAGCCGCACCACCGGCACTCCACCCGCCCGCGCGCCCGGACGGCCCGGGACTGCCGCCGGGTCAGGCGGGCCACCCGGTGGCGGCGCGGGCCCATGCACACCCGGGGCGCGTCGGCGGGCAGCCGCGCCAGGTCCACCAGCGTGAGCACGAGGGCGGCGAGCCGGACGACGGCGCGCGGCAGGGCTGTCACAGGACCACCACCCCGATCCGGCGCAGCGTCAGCACGACCGCCTCCAGCACCGCCGACACATACCGGCCGGTCTCGCCGTCCGGGATCGCGGCGGCCAGCGCGTTCCACTGCTCCAGGTCGCGGGCGGCGCGCGCGGCGAGCATCCGGCCCGCCCACACCACCTCGGGCCGCCAGCGCGGCTCGCCCGCGAACCCGATGTGGCCGCTGTCGGCGTCGCGGAAGACGAGCGCGACCTGCTGGCCGGGCGGCAGGCCCATCGCCTCCAGGAGCGTGTCGGCCCAGCTCAGCATCGCGGTCACGACCCCGGCTGCTCCGTGTTCGGTGACGAGCCGCTCGGTCGCCGCCCGTGCCCGACCGGTGTCGTACTCGATGGCCGCGATCAAGGTCTCGGCGGCCAGTTCGTGCACGCGGTCGAGTTCCGGGCGGTTCATGAGGCACCGTCCCTCGGCAGCGGCTCGGCGGAGATCATGCCGAGTGCCTGGTCGAGGGTCAGGCCCAGCTCGCCCGCCTGCTGCGTCGCGAGCATCCGGTCGGCCGAGTCCCGCAGCTGCCCGGCGGCGACCCGGTCGGCCAGCACCATCGCCGTGACCGCGCGGCGGTGCTCCATCGGCCCGCGCGGCAGCCACGACACGATCCAGCGGCCCCGGTAGCGGCGCGCCATGTGGCGGGAGGTGTCGGACGACAGCCACGCCTCTTCAATACGGACGGTCATGCCCCGGCCCCCCGCGCGTCTTCGGCCTCGGCCGCGCAGCGCAGCGCCGCCGTGACCTCCTCCTGGGTGCGGTCCGGGTGGTCGTTCCAGCCCTGCCCGACGACGTCCAGCAGGTCGCCGTCCAGGTCCAGGCTCAGCCAGTCGGCCAGCGCCACCGCGGCGACGTAGGCCGGGTCCGTCGGCACGTCCTCCCAGTCGTAGAAGCTTGTGCTGAAGTCGGTCCTGTTCCCGGCTCCGATGTTGATCGCGGCGAGCACGCACACCGGGCAGGTGTCGCGGGTCCACCCGGCGGCCTTCCGCTCCAGCGGGTCGGGGAACCAGGTGCCCTGGTGCCAGCCGCGCGTCTCGATCACCTCGGCGGCGCGCAGCAGGATCTCGGAGGTTCTCACCGGCCCGCCTCCCGTTCGGTCGCGGCGGTCTCGCGCAGCGCGGCGAGCACGTCCTCTTCGGTGCGCGCGTCGGAGTCGTTCCAGTTGAGGAGCCTGGAGTCCACGGCGTCGTCGCCGTCCAGGTCCAGGTGCCGGGCCAGAGCCTCCAGCGGCGCGTCCGATCCAAAGCGCTTCGGCGTCCCGGTCTCCGCACAGTTGAGCGCGCCGATGAGGCAGCAGGGACGGCGGTCCAGCGGCTCCGACATCCCCGGCGAGTACAGGAAGCCCTTGATCCACCCGTACTTGCTCAGGTGGTCGGCAGCCCGGTCGAGAATCGTCGAGGTCTTCACCGGCCCTCCCCCCGCTCTTCCTCAGCGGTCTCGCGGAGGGCGGCGAGCACCTCGGCCATGGTCCGATAGGCGTCGTCGTTCCACCCGGCCAGCGAGAAGGCCGAGAAGTCCCCGGCGAGCACCAGGTGCCGGACGAGCGCCTCGCGCGGCGCGCCCGAGCCGTCGGCGAGCGGGTTGCCGGTCTCGGCGACGTTCAGCGCGCCGACCAGGCAGCACGCGCGCCGCTCGATCGGCCCGCGCGCCCACAGCTCGTAGTGGTGGTTCTGGATCCAGCCGTAGGTCTCCAGGTGCTCGGCGGCCTTGTCGAGGATCTGCGAGGTCAGCACGGAGCCACCTCGCTCTCGACCAGCACCGTCGCCGCGCGGAGCAGGTCGGCGAGACCGGTGCGGCCGGTCAGGTCCATCAGCGGGATCAGGATGGGCAGGTCCCCGGCGGACGCCTCGGTGATCCCGTTGCCGAACAGCGGGCTGCCCAGCAGGTCCAGGATCAGCAGCAGCACGCAGGTCGCCGCGCCGGACGGGGCGCGGGTCAGCCGGACCGAGACACCGTGGGCCTCACCGACCTTGATGTGGTGGCAGGTCGTGTACCGGTGGTCGGCGGTGCACCAGGTCGGGCACGTCTCGCGGGTCGCGGGCTCCTGCGGCGGGGCCGTACTCTGGGTCACGTCCTTCTCCTTTTCTGAAGGCTTCGGAAGGGCTTGGGCTCGTCGGCCGTGCTGGGCCGACGGGCCCGTTTGCGTCAGGAGTCCTCGCCGAACTTGCCGAGGAAGTCGTCGTCGTCGGGGAGGGCGCTCAGCGGCCACGAGGCGGCCAGCGCGACGGGGTAGTAGCCAGCGGTGAGGTTCGTGTGCTTGGCGGTACCGCGACCGGCGAACCTGCCGCGCGAGTGCGAGTGGTCCTGGAAGCCCCGGTAGACCTCGAAGGTCTCGGCGTCCAGGTCGATGACGTAGCCCCACTCGGCGAACAGGCTGTCCAGCGGGAACTCGGAGGCGTCCTCGATCACCCCGGCGTCGAGGATCGCGTGCGGGTCGCCCTGCGTCTCGCGCAGCAGGACGTACCAGTCGTCCAGGCGGCGGCTGGAGACGCCGGTGTCGGCGTACCTGGCCAGCCGCTCGATGTCCTCGGCGGTCGGCTTCTCGTCCGGACCGACCACGCGCAGGGCCGTCACCCGCTCGCGGACGGCGTCCAGGCTGTCGCGCGCGGCGCGCAGCCAGCCGAGGACCTGGATGCCCACGCCGCCGGGGTAGCTGTCGCTGTGGTTGTAGGTGGTCTTCTCGACGCCATCGGCGGCGAAGGTGATGAAGCCTCGGGTGCCCACGTCAGGGCTCCTTGCGATTGGAGGGTCAGGCGGACTTCTTGCGCGCCGACCGGGTGCGGGCGGCGATGAACTTCTCGATGGCGTCGTCGGATACGCGGGTCTTGGGGGCGCGGGCCCCGGTGGGTGCCGCGTCGGTCGCGGCGAGGTCACCAGCGGCGATCAGGCGGTACACGGTGGCTCGCGAGACGCCGAGGATCGTCGCGGTCTCGCTGATGAGGTGCAGGCGCGGACGCGGGCTGCTCACGCCGACCGCTCCCCCGGCTCGTCGTGCGACTCCAGCAGCGCCCGGAGGTCCTCGGCTTGGTAGATGTCCACCGGCTGGAGCTTGAGCGCGCGGGCCCAGGCGGCGCGGAGCCGGGTGCTGGGCTTTCTGCGTCCCACCTCAAGGTTCGACAGGGACGCCTTGGTGGTCCTGCCCCCCTCTATGACGATCCGGTCGGCGAGTTGTTCGAGCGTGAGGCCGTGCGCTTCACGGAGGGCCCGGAGCGTCACCATCGGCGGGGTTCGCTTCATGAATGCAAACTTACGTCAACTAGCGTCGCCTTGCCTAGAGCCAGACGGCGTTAGTTTGCGCCAAGTTCCTTACTAGATGGCGTTAGTTGCCTTCCATGGCTTTCTGACCTGCCGATACGTTGCCGAGTGTTGTCTGGCGTTGTCGCCTCGGATAGGCCACGATGGGGGCCATGGCCGACCAGGAGACCGCGCGTGAGCGACTTGCGCGGCTGATGGACGAGCGCCGCTCCGAACTCCGACGCACCTGGGCCGAAGTCGCCAACGAGGCGGGGATCACCCGCCAGGGACTGAGCCGCCTGCGCGCGGGGACCGGACTGATCCGGTCCACCACCAAGCGCGGGCTGGAGGACGCCCTGCGCTGGCAGCCTCGGTCGATCGACCGCATCCTGGCCGGCGGCTACCCCGACCCGATCCCGGAGGGCGCGAGCGAGGACGAGTTCACCCGCCTGGACCGGATGTACGAGGCGTGGCGGCGGTCGGTGGACGCCGAGGACGACCAGGACCGCACTCGCGGCCATGTGCTGCGGGAGCTGCTGGAGTCCTGGGGCGACCGCGACCGGGACACCGGATGACAGGTCAGGGGGTGGAAACTTTCCGCGCCAACTGTTGGCGTTAGATTCTTTGCCCCGATTCGGACACGTCGAAAGCCGCCGAGGTAGCCGTCAGGTAAGCGGCACATGAGAAGGATCTTGACTGCTGTCGCATCGCCTACCAGGCGAAACTCCCGCCGAGCCCCGGGATTTCAGATACCGAGGAGACTTAGGGGTTACGAGGGCATGACGCACCGACACATAATCGGGTTCCCGCTTCCGATCCCGTCGCGGATCGGGCCGCCCCACAACCACATCGGGTTAGCGCTCTCTCAACGCCGAGACCTCGCGTTCAGCTCCCTGCCCAGAGAGCCTCCCGGATCACGGACAAACAGGGAGCCCCACCCGTGTCCCCCCACGACCAGACCGCGCATGGCCAGGACCCGAACTCCGGCCAGCCGCCCTACGACCACCCCCATCCCGACCCCATGACCCAGCTCGGCGTGAAGCTCCACATCGCCGTGGTCGTCACCGTCCTCGCCGTCCTTCTCGCCCTGACCGTCCTGGCGCTGTCGGGCGGCGAGGACCCGTGGCTGACCGTCGCCCTCGCCTGCTTCCTCGGCGCGGCGGTCGGCGGCGCATACGCCGGGACGCTCGACGCCACCCGGTCGGTGCTGTGCCTGGCGACCCGCCAGCACGCCGACACCCTGCGACTCCTGGGGACCACCCGCGAGGCGATCGAGTCGCTCCTGGACCGCGTCGAGCTGCTGGAGGACCGCCAGCGCTCCACCGCCGGCAAGCTCGCCGACGTCCTCTCCGATCAGCTCCGGCAGCGCCGGACGGGATAGGAGGCCCGATGGCCTCGTACAGGAAACTCCCCAGCGGCCTGTGGCAGGCCACCGTCTACATGCCCAACGGCCGCCGCACGACCGAGACCGACAAGCTCAAATCCGTCGTCAAGGAATGGGCCGGGGACCTCGAAATGCGGTACAAGCGCGGCGAGCAGTTCGACCCCCGCGCGGGGCGGATCACGGTGAAGGAGTGGCGCGAGCGGGTGGTGGCCTCGCGGCACCTGGAGGCGCCGACCATCCGCAAGCACGCGTCGATCTGGCGGACGCACTGCGAGGAGGAGTGGGCGGACTGGCCGATGAACGCGGTCGCCCGCCAGGAGGCGCAGGAGTGGGTGAACCGGCTCCGGTCCACCAGGCGTGCGCGGCACAAGGGCCGCGCCACGGGCGACGCCGACGCGGACGTGCCGTTCCTCTCCGCGGCGACCGTGCACGAGGCGGTGTTCCTGATGACCAGCCTGTACAAGGCTGGCATGAACGCCCACCCGCCGATCATCACGCGGAACCCGTTCGCGGCACTGGACCTGCCGAGGATCGAGCCGCAGCCGGTCCAGTTCTACGAGCGGGAGGAGGCGCGGGCCCTCTACGAGGCGGCCGGGAGATCCAGCCGCCGGGCGCGGCTGCTGATCGAGCTGGGCATGGACGTGGGCCTGCGGCCGGGCGAGATCTACGGCCTGCACACCGACCGGATGGACTGGAAGCGCAACCTGATCGAGGTCACCCGCGTGATGACCCGTGACGGGCTGCGCGAGTACCCCAAGTCCAGGATGAGTCACCGGACCGTCCCGGCGCGCAAGGAGCTGATGGAGCAGATCGCCAAGGAACTGGGCGCGGGCCGCAAGTGGGCGGGCGCGTGCACCTGCCGGAAGGTGCTGCCGGACGGGACCACGCTGCCCGGGAAGGGCCCGTGCAAGGGGCTGGTGTTCCCCGCGCCCGGCGGCGGCCCGATCGACGACGGGAACTTCCGGGACCGCGTCTGGAACCCGGCGGTGGCGGCGGCCGGAATCCGCCGCTTCCCCCCGAAGATCATGCGGCATACGGCGGCGTCGCACCTGGTGCAGGACGGCGTTCCGCTGTACGAGGTGCAGCACCTTCTGGGGCACGAGTCGCCCGCGACGACGCAGAAGTACGCGCACCTCGCGCCGGACGCACATGAGAAGATCCGGGACTCGTGGAAGCGCCGGGAAGGCTCATGATCGTGCGTGCGTCGTGCGTGATCGCGATGGAACACGCTGAGACGCGCTGAGACACTCTGAGACGGAATCGGCAGGTCAGGCCGAAGGTGGCCGCGCTGACCTGGGGCTCCTTGATCCTTCACACCGAAGAGGTCACTGGTTCGAACCCAGTATCGCCCACCCCGTTCTTCCTGGTCAGAGCCCAGATCATTTCCGAATGGTCTGGGCTTGACGCTTTTCGGGGCCGTTTTGGGAGACGATTGGGAGATCGTCTTCTCCCGCTTCGCCAGGAGCCGGTCCAGCAGCGGCACCAGGGAGCGCCGCGACAGCGCGGCGCGCTGGTCCAGGGCCTGCTTCCAGCGGCGTTCCAGCGCCTTGCGTAGCCGGGCGCGCATCTGCCGGGAGATGTGGGTGTACAGGTCCTGGATGCCGCCGAGTTCGTGCCCCATCCGCTCGGCCGACAGCACCCGGGCGATCTCGTCCTCGGCCATCCAGGTCTGGTGCGCGTGCCGCAGCCCGTGCGGCACCAGTCCGGTAGCCACGACACCAGCGCCAGCCCGACTCGGCGTAGCGGACCACGCCGCGGCCTTCGGGCGGTGCGAAGGGCCGTCCCGGTTCGGCATACGTCCAGGCCGGGGTGAGCGGAGCGCCGGGCCAGCCGGTGGTGGCATCGGCCAGTACCGGTCGGGCCGGCCAGGGCCGCTTGCCGGCCTGCCCGGGGTAGGTCCCGTCGGCTGCCGGATGCCAGTAGCGGCGCGCGAAGTTGGACCGGCGCGGATGCCGTCCCTCTCGGGTCAGGAACAGGTAGCGGCCGTTGCCGGGACTGTCCCCCAGGCACGCCCGCGGCCGGCCCGGGCAGCTGCAGCGCCGCCCCGCGGTGGCGGCCAGGTGCGCGGTCAGCAGGCGCTCCAGGAACGGCGGCAGGTCCACCAGTCGGCTGCTGTCGTCCTTGGGCGGGACGCGCAGGAACCGTCCGGCCAGCTCGCGCAGCTGCCAGTCCAGCCGAATGCCCCCCTCCTCCAGGTCGGCCTCCTCCAGCCCGATCGCCTCGCCCCAGCGCATCCCGGTCCAGGCGATGGTGACCACCAGCAGGAACTCCTCATCCCGCCCCGACATCAGCGCGCACCGCTCGGCCACCAGCAGCGCCTGCAGCGGGGTGCACCACTGGCGCTTCACCGAGCGGGCCCGCGCGCGCCGCCGGGTCCGCACCCGGCCGCGACCGCGTCCCTTGGCCGCGGGATTGGCGATGATGAGGTCGGCATCCAGGGCGTCCCCCAGGATCGTGCGCAGCAGCGAGCGCGCATCGCCGGCGGTGCGCGCGGCGTAGGGCCGGCCGCCCCGCTTGGGGGTCCACCGGATCCCCAACTCCCAGCGCGCGATCTCCTCGCGCGTCTGCTGCGCGGCCTCCTTTCCTCCCGCCATCGACGCCAGCGTGCGCTCCCCGAACGCGGGCAGGATGTGGTGGTCGAGCAGGTACCGGTTGCGCGCCAGGGTGGTGTCTTCGACGTCCTGGACCGTCCACCACCGCTCGGTGAACGCCTTCAGAGTGACCTCCCCCCAGCGCGGGTCGCGCCATGTCCCGGCCCGCACCGCGGCCTCCTGGTCCTCGCCCCACTCCTCAGCGGCGGTCTTGGTCAGGAACGGCAGCCCGGCATCGTCGGTGCTCGCCGATCCCCAGCTCCGGTCGGGTCGCCTGAAGCGGGCGCGCCAACACTTCCCGCGTTTTTCGGCGTAGGCCATCTTGTCTCCCTGGCGGTTCAGACGGGGATGGGTCAGTGCCGCCGACGCGGCGACCGGACGCGCGCCGCGCCGCGAGGGGCTCGCTTCCCCGAGGCCACGATGGCGGCGAGGTCGGCTTCGCTGAAGCGCAGGTGCTTGCCCACAAAGGTGCAGGGGATCAGCCGGGCGCCGGCCTTCTTCCGCAACCAGGACTCCGGCACCTGCAGCAGTTCGGCCGCCGCGGCCGGGGTGTACAAGCGCAGCGCGGTCATCGCCGCCACCGAGACCCCGCACTCGTCAGAGCCCCCAGCCGTGACCAGCGACGATACGCCTCGTCCAGCCAGGACACCGACGAATCGGCTGAACCTGCCTGGTCCGCATCGGCCCGCTTCGCTCTTTCCATAGGTGCCTCCAGAGCCCACGGCGCTTCCCAGCCAAGCGCAGGCACCCCACAGCCACCCAACACGTCCCCCAACCGCGCGCGATAGGCCGAACCGACGGCCTGCTCAGCAAGGTCGGCCTCACCAGCATCCACATGCACGTGGTCAGCCTGGATCTGTGAGGCGGCCTTCTCCGGCATCCGCCCCCGCGAGGCTTCCAACAGCCACCCCACGCGCCTGGATGGAGGGAGCGTCACCTCGCTACTGCCGAGTGCTGAGATCGCTGCGTCGGTCCGGGGACAGGCACGTCCAGCCGCCAGGGCCCGCACCTTGACACAGTAAGGTGACGGCCTGACCTGCCGGGCTCGGCTGCAGACGCAGTGGCCCACACACGCTCTGACAGACGTCCAACGGCGCCAACATCCGGTGAATCCGGTCACGAGGGTCTTCTGGGTCCATCGAGCACCTCTGTGCTCAGGGCGGCGGCGTTGCCTGGCGGGATGAAGGGCGTGCTGGGCTCGCCCCTTCCGGGCGCCGCCAACGCCCGGAGCGCGGGGCCCCGAGAACGAGGTTCTCGTGTGCCGCGCACCGCCCGTGGCCTGATCGAGCCAGTTCGCCCCTCGCCCGTAGTCATGGAAGTTCCGAGCGAGCACCGTAGCGAGTGGGCTCAGGCGCCCAACAGCGCTCCCGCAGGCATCGTGAGCCGCCGATTCTCGCCAGTCCACTGTGATGGGCGCGTCCAAAGAAGGCACTCCACAAGAGAAGAAGAGGGATCGTCGATGAAACGCATCATCGCCGCACTGGCGGCAGCGACGTCGACCGCTGCCACGCTCCTAGCCGGTGGCGCGACCGCACCCCAAGCCAACGCCGCCGACCACCACGCCCAGCCCAACCTCGCCACGACCGTCCGTGCGGGCGGCGAGGATAAGTTCGGCTGCCCGTTGGGCGATGTGTGCTTCATTTCGGCGTACGAGCCGTGGGACGTCACCAACTCCTGGTACCGCTATGGCGTCTACAACCTGTCCGGCATTTACGGCGAGTACGGCGTGGACAACAACCAGACTGGTGGCGCGCACGTCGATCTGTGCATCCAGTACAACGGCGGCGAGTGCTATCCCGGGCCTGCCGCCGGCTCCTACTGGTGGGGTGACTTGACGCCGGTGAACTCGATCCGGCTTCGTCCGTAATGCGCTTGCGCCGTCTCGCCCAGCTCCTCGACCGCTCCAGCGCACATAGCCGACGGCCTCAGCTGGCAATCCACTGAAACCGTGCCGGTCCGATGGGAGGGTCGGAGCTTTCTATGCTTTGCGCGCGTGAACCGGGCCAACAGGCGCAACCGACGCGGACGGCCGGCTTCAAGGAAGACGCTCAACACACATAGCCGCTGTCCTGCGGCCGCCGCGCCCTACGGCAGGGAGGTCAGCTCAGGGACATGGACTGACTTGATGGCAGATGTAGACCGGGTTGTTGTTGGCGTCGCCCAGGATGAGGCTCTGCGGGTCGTTGGCCGCGGCCAGGTGGAGGTTGCCATCGCCGCCGGAGATGAAGGGCCCGTCCTGCATCACGTTGCCGCTGTTGTCGCAGCGGAACTCGCGGCCCATGGCGGCCAGGTTGATGTTGCCCTCGGCATGGGCGGTGGCATCCAGGATGGCATTGTGGGTACGCTCGGCCATCGCGGTCTTCCGGACCGCCCCCACCCGCACAGCGAGCAT